ATTCCAGATGCTCTCCAGCTTATACCCGAGCCGCTGGGCAGCGAGCCCGAGAGTGCTGGTCCGGACTCCCTTGACCGGGCGCGTTGACTTCCGAATGTCTTTGATGACCCGGACAATCTCCGACGTGGGCCGGCCAGTGACTGCCGAGAGAGCCGCGGGGCCACACCAAAGCGTCGTCTTCAAGTCGTGCTTGATTGGATGCAAACTCATATTTTCCCTCCCGGGCGGGAAGCCTTCACGAAGTTTGATTCCGTCACCACGCCGGGAGTTCCAAACCTCCCGCCCATGTTCAACACCCAACCCGCCGGACCTCGCATAACCGCGCGTCCCGTCTTCTCCTTCCACTCCTGACCGTTACGACCGATTCCGTTTGGAATTAGAATCGTCACCCGGTCCCCGGCTCGAAGGGATTCAACAATCTGCGGCCAACTCTGAAGCGTAACATCTTTTTTATTCATGGCTGAATGTAGTCCAGCACTGCGCGCCCGTCAATACGATTCAGCGCTTAGGGGATTTACTGACAGGGTTAATCCACGGCGTCCCCCACCAGCGGCGAACCCGGAACAGCGCGCACTTGTGGAAGCTGGGGACCGGCACGCGGTAAACGTAGAGACCGCGGACCAGCACCAAGTCATAGGGGCCTTCGATGTCGGCCCACGTCTTCATGCCGTCCGTGGAAATCTCCAGCACGTCCCGGCATTCGTAGTGCGGGTCCCAGAGAACCGACAGACCCCCGGGCCGGACGTTGCCGGCGTGGATTGCACCCGCGAGAAAAAGCAGTAGCGCGAGTTTCAAATTGGCAGCTCCGTTTCTGTCTTGGTGATGATGGTGGTCTGCTCGTGAAGCGTGAGCCGGAACTCCAAGTGCAGGTTGCGCTCCTTGTGCTGCTTCACAATCTGGATTGCCTCGTCGGCGGAGTAACCAGAGACCCCGGCGAACGGTTTGAAGGGGCCCGACTCGCCTTTCACCCGCGACGTCATCACGAATGAAGTAGCGCGACAGATGAACGGGCCCCCTTCGTTGTTGGTGTTGGTGTTCACAGGCCAAGCACCTCCCGGGCGGCGTCGTCCCACTTCGCCGGCCCATGACCCCGGGTTCGCATGTCGAGCATCCACAGAACCAGCCGGCGAAGCTCGATGTTCTCCGACTTGAGTTTCATCGCGGGAGTCTCGACGAATTTTTTCTGGGGCGGTTGCAGGGAAAAAACCTTGGCCCGGATGAGTCCCTCGAACCGGTTGCGCTTGGTCCGGAAATTCGTGAGGTGCCGCGGCTGGTCACTGGAGGTGTATCGGATGAACCTCGGGTCAACCCCGATGATGGTCATCCGCGTCGGCAGTTGTGGGCCGTTGTCTTCGAGATAGACTTGGCCAACTTCGAGTGTGAGGTGGTTTTTCATTTAGTTAGCGAGTGATGTTGGTGTCTGGAATTTTCTTGTCCGCCCGGGCTTCGTTGTAAACCTGAAGCGCTGCGCAGCAAAAGCAGTCACGGCATCCGCAGATGCGACCGATTGCCGCGTGCGGATTGTTCAGCGCATCGGCGCCCCTCTCGGCGAGCAGTTGGCGCGCTTTGGCGAGTTGATTTGAATACGTGGCTTTCATCACAGCACTCCATTCACGGGGGTTTCCCGGGTGACGCCTTCGAGCTCCCACGACTTGAACGGGGCGGGTATCGGGCGGAGTGAAAAGCCCGTGTTGGACTTGCAGTTGCGGCGCATGAATCCGTAACGCGCGAGCCACGCATGAGCCTCGGCGATTGTCTCAAACTTCCGGGCATCCTCAACACGGCAGACCGTGATGGAGTGGTCCCACGTTTTGCTCTGGTCCTGCGCCCAGCGCGAGACGGGCGCGATGGCGTAGGTGTTCGGGTGAGCGGTGTCAATCTCGAATCGAATCGTAATCATGGAAGAGTGTAGTTCAGGTGGTGCTCGCTGTCAATACAGGTCAGCGACAGCTTTTGGCGCGCGGATTTCTGGATTGTTGGGCCACGTCGGGCTCGACTCGCATTCCGAAAAGCGAGTGTCCAAGTCTCCACTCTTCAGCACTGCGAAGCGCGTGTTGGCCAGCCATTCGGCGTCGTCTTTGAACTGGACCGGATATGGTTGCCCGTCCTTCCACGTTCCAACGCGCGCCCAGTCAGGCGTATGCTGCCCGGTGTAGCGGTGAACGAATGCCACGAGGACGTGGCGCTTGTCGTAGTCGCTCAGGTCAGAGCCGAGCTTGGTCCACTTTGCAATCACGACACCACCTCCGCTTTGATGAACATGATGTGAGCGGTCGCCGGCCGGCCGCAGAAGACGCCAGTGCGAACCAGCACGTCGCCGGGCGTGAGCTCCAGTGTCTGGTTCTCAAACTTCGGGAAGCCCGGGCTGCGTCCAACCGCGTGTGAGGCGCCATCACGAAAAAGAGTGTAGTAAGAACGCGAGCCTCCGTCCCAATACGAGTTGACAGAAGCAGCGTGGGGCTTCGCGTCGAGTGCGACGGAGACGGTTTTCTTCCGGTAGTCACCGGGCAGGTATTGCTTGAAGGCAGAGGCTGGACGAGTTTCAGAGTGCATAAGTGGTTGGGTTAGAGTATGTAAGAGGTGAGTTCATACCGGCCAGAATCCATCCGGTAAAGTGAAAGGTGCAGCGCCTTGTTGGTGCATTTGCCACGGAGCGAGATAATCTCAATCGTCTCACGCGCAGTGCAGCCGGAGTAAATGCAGTAGTTGAAGTCAAAACGAGCGCGCCAATTCTGGTCAAGCTCGGCCTTGGCATTGAATGCGAAGTGCTCCACCGCGTCGAGCGCGCCGGCCAGCGTGTTGAAATAAACGTCGGAGTTGAGTTCAGAAATCATGGGATTACAGGATGACGGATTGACCAACCTTGAGGGCGTGAACCAACGGCAGCGAGTAGGGGCCAAGCGTGAGCTTGAGCAGTCCGCCCGTGCGGATGAGCCCGCGCTCCTCATGGGACTTCAGGACGTTGTCCTCCAGCACCATGAACGAGTCAATCTGGAGGGAGCCATCGGACATGACAACGTCGGTGGTGACAGCGAAACGGTTCTCGGACACCCGGGCGATGGTGAAGGTCGGTCGTTTATTCATGGTGGTAAGGTATCACGGCCTCGCCGGCCGTCAATACGGTTCAGAGCTTAGGGGTTTCCCCGGTCACCAGATTCGTTTTTGGGTTGCACTGATGCAGGCTGAAGGAACCGTCCCGGTAGTCGCACACCTTCTGTGCGCCGTTGGCCTTCAAGACAACCGTGTAAACATTGACCGGACAACGTGGGCATTTATGCACCCGATACTGGCGGAGGTTTGAAAAGTTGTAGAAGGTCATGGCGGTTAGCTGTTGAAGTTCTCGGCAAAGAGCGAGTGCGTGAGAAACTTGGGCGCGCTGAACATCCGGCAGCTAAGGGCCACCCGGTCCAGCTCCAGCGCGTTGCCGGCGCTGATGAGCGCGCCGGCCGTGTTGAAGTGGACCCCGAGGTAAATGGAGATGGTGGTCTGGCCTTCGCCATCCACGACATTGAGCTGGCGGGCGCGAAGGCAGAGTTCTTTCCCGTGCTTCCGAATCGTCCGAAGTTGTGCGGTTGTCATGGTGAGAAAGTATCACCACCTCGGGCGCCGTCAAGCGGGCCAGCGAGAAAAACTTACTGTCCGCGGGCTAGGGGATTCACCTATCCACCGATGTCAGAGGCCGAGCACCCGATGTTCTTTGTGAAGCTCACGTCGCCTTGCCAGTCAATCTGATTGAATGGAACGGCCGGCGGTGGTCGAACCATCGCGAGATATTTTTTCATCAGCCGGCGCTTGTGGCGAAGCCAGCGCTTGCGTGACCAGTTGCGACGCAGACCGCGCGGGACTGCGAAGCAGTATGAGACCCGATACGGCGCTGAGACCCACGCCGGATTTACTTTGTGCTCGTCACTCATGGTCAATCAAATTGGTCAGTGACCCGACCATACACTGCGTAGAACGCAGCCTTGAGACACGCGCGCCGCGCAGCGGGTGTGCCGGGCATACCGCGTGCGAATCCGTGTTGGCTCAGAATTTTGTCGAGCGGGTCGCACTGGCAAACCATCTCGGCCATCCGCTCCTTGACCTTCGCGGCGTCGTAGTTGACTGACGCCAGCTCCCACTCAGCGCGAGTGCGCTTGGTTTCTGTCTGCGCAGTGCGATAGCTGAGTGACGCGCAGATTGCGTCAACAGATTCGCCGCTCAGGTTGTCGGGTGTCTTGCTCATATTTTTCGGGGTTTGAAAAATTCCACGTTGGTCTCCCACACGCCGGGCGCTTTCTCGAACCGACCGACGTAAGCGGCCCACTCGTCGAACAGCACCACCTCCGCGCGACCGGCTTGGTCTTGCAGGTGCAACGCGAGACGATGCTTCACGTTCTCGATACTCGTGAGATGGTCCGCGTAATCCTTCTCAGCCTTTTTCATCCGCTCGTGGACCGCTTTGGTTTCCTGACGAAGTTCCAGCAGCAATTTGACAGAGTGGACCAGCCCGTATTCGTTTAGGGAGTTGTTACTCATGGGCGATGGTGAAGGAAAAAGGTTCAACGGGCCGGCTGGTATCAAAGCGGTCGATGAAGGCCGACGCAGCCGGAGGCGTGTCAACGATTCCAAATGGAAGTCCAAGCATCTCGGAGTTGGAAGAACAGTTGGGCCCGAAGACATCTTTCAGCGCGCGCGTCACTGCGCATTGGCGCGATGGGAGATAGTTTCCGTTTTTAGAATCGCGAAGCTTCATCGCCTTGTCGATGTGTTGTTGTGTGACGTGGATGATGGTCAGTTTTTTCATAGAGTGTCTTTGTAAGTCCAGACCCAGAACGCGGAACAGTTCACGCAGTAGCGACAGCCGCATTGCTCACCGAGTTTCGCCGCGAGGCGAAGACGTTCTTCAAAGGGCGCCTTCTCTTCAGCCGGGCTGGTGAGTGGCAGGATGTATTGCTCCACGTCACCAGTGACGTGGCCCTCACGAAGTTTTTCAATCCTCTGGTCTGCGTCTGCGCCCATCACGCGAAGCTCGTTCGAGAACTTCTGGAGCGCGAAGTTCATGCGCCCTGCGACGGAGCGCGGTCCCTTAGCATACTTGGGATTGCAGCGCGTCATAAATTCCAACGCTCGAAGGAAGATGTCGCGCAGGTCAGATGCGATGAGCTCGGCTTGGTTGTAGAGTTTCATTGCTTGTGGGTGTCGAAGGTTTCGCGCGTGGTCTTCAACAGGTGAGAGAGCTTGGCCGACAACTCCGCACTGAACTTGAGATTTGGCACGCGCTGCCCGAGTCTCAGTATGGTGAGCCGAAAAACAGTGCGCTCTGCGTCCAGCTTCTGCGCGCGTCGAATATCGAGCTCGGCTGCGCGCTCACGTTTTTCACGTCGCAGGGTTTCGAGCTCCTGCCCGGTCTCTTCAGCCAAGCAGGCGAGCTGGCTGAACTTCCGATGGAGCGCATCCCAGAACTCGTGGTAGGCCGCACGCTTGTCTGCGTCACTGTTCCCATCGCGCGAGATGTCAATGGAGTCGAATCCGTCTGGGAAATTCGGCCGCGCGTTGTCATCTGTGAAGGCGTCAAGCTTCGACAGCGCAACGTCGTAACGATACGCCGCCTCTTCCGCGGTGTCACAGAACGCGCGCAGCGTATGGTAGGTTCCGTTCAGACGGATTTGAAGATACCATCCGGTGTTGTCATTGCGGAGCGTGATGCCGTGGTAATCATGGTTCGTTTTCATGTAGGAGTATAAGTCATGGAAGACTAGAATGTCCACCGATAGGCGGAGCCCAATAACACGACGGCTGTTTAAGACTGGGAACATCCATTTTCAATTACGTAATATACAATCTAAAATTTTAGAAAGAATAGATACAGAGGTATGTCTAGGCTTTCAAACAGCCTCGGCGTTGGTGCGCGCCAGTTCCGCGGTTGACATCCGGCGCCCAATCGCCTTCTTTTTCTGTAATGCCCGACGACAAGACTCTACGACGAACCGACGCCAAGGCGTCACGATGCAACGACGCTACGCTGTCACGACTTCACGCTGACTCGCCTGTTGCACTGGCGCTGCACAAGGAAGGCCGCAAGCTGGCGCGTGAGAAGCGGCGCCGTGAATGGTATGAGAAGCATGGAGGTGGTAAGTGAATGACGACCTGAAGTTTGCAGAGCAGAAGCAGCGCGCTGACGTTGCTCAAATCTTCATGGTCTTCATGGCCACTGTCGGTGACGTGGAGAAGACAGCGCTTGCGCTTGAGCTTGACCCGGCGTTCGTTCAGTGGCTGGCCACGCAAGAGGGCTGGTCTGACAAGGTTAGGCGCATGTCGGTCATGTCGAAGACCGGCAAGCCCGGCGACTTCGAGCGCGCACAGAACCGCGCGTTGAACTACGTTCAGACCCATCGCGTCCGGATGCTGATTGACCGCGTGCTCGGTGAGCTGGCCGGCATGAACTCCGAAGAGTTGACTGAGCGCTTGCGTTCCCGAGACCGTGAAGGCATACCCGCGAATCTCTCTGCACGTTTTTTCGCTGACATCATGTCTGCCTTGGACAAAGTTCACATGCTATCATACTACGCGCTAGGCGATTCCGTTGGTGAGCGCGTCGAGCGTAGCAAGGATGCCGCGGACCAATCGGTGAACAACATCCACGCAGCGCTCATTCAAGCGCTGAACAATCCAGCACTGTCCACTTCCTCGACACAAGACATTGTGCTCGAAGCATCTGAGGCAGTTGTTGCCCAGTTGTCTGAGCGAAAATCTGGAGAAGAAGTGGTCGAGGATAAGATGCTTGGCCCAAAACCTGCTGATGCGTGAAAATCACGCATAGTGATGCGTGAAAATCACGCATTAGTGGATAGGTCGTTGAGTATCAATGGCTTGAGTGTCTCCGTTTCTGTGGAACCTCGGACAAGATAAGCCGGCAAAGCCTGCCGACCGTAGGTTTAGCGTTAAAGCGACCCCGCGGGGGGTTTTCTCGGGGGCCGGGACTCCGCTCAGTGACCCCAGAGAAAATATGGAAAAGTTTACCGCGAGGGCAAAATCTTCCCTGTCCTGATGAGACACAAGTGTCCAGCGTGAGACACTCACCTAACGGTGGACAGCCGGCGCTGGGTGTGCGATACTTTTTCGTTGCGCCGTGCCCGTGCTGGCCGGTAGCCCGAGGAATCCGTAAGGACCCTCTCGTGAAGAGCGATAGCAGGCGAAGTGCGGGAGAGCACAGAGACTGGAACGGTCACTGCGACCTGAGACGAACGAATGCCCAGTAAGCCGCGAGTCGGCCGAAATGCGTGATGGTCGCAAGTTCACTCCCGCGGCGGCGCAACGATTGACAGACGTGTTACACTGATGCTATGACACCGCCCTCAAAGGAACATGAAGACCAAACCTCCGCTCGGCATTGAACCGAAGTGGCTCTGGGAAGAGCGCCGAATGTGGGGGTTGATTGAAGCCGTCGCGCGATACGCCCGGGTCGGCCAGCCAATCCCGACAGACTGGCTGGAAGAGCTGGAGTATAAACTTCGCGACCGACGAATCAGAAGCCAAGGTGGAATCACAACATGAAAAAGAAAACCCAAAAGCAACCCGTTCACACCGTCGTCATCCTCGCGGATGGCTCAGTCCTGCCAGTCCCCGGCTGTCATTACATCGGGCCGGAGACCCCCTCCGGCTGTCGTTATTTGATGACTCGCCGCGATGGAATCACCCTGATGGTGGTTCCCCGGGACGTCGTCATACTCACCAACTGGACTCACCCCGACCACGCATGAGTGTTGGAGAACTTTGCACAATGTCGTTCGTCGCGGGGATTCTCGTGGGCATGTGCATCATGTGGAAATGAGCGCCGCGGATAAGAAGCCCGTTGAGTTCCAGTATCAGACGAGCCATTACGTGGACCTATCAATCCTTCCTGACGAGAAGTTTGAGGTCCAGCTTCGCTCGGCGACGCAAATCCTGTCGAAGTGGATATTTGATACCCGGGAGAAAGCGATTCGCGAAAGCCTGATTAAGTTGGGATGGACTCCCCCGCCAAAGGTATGAGCAAACACATCCACAAGCATGACCGGAAGCTCTGGTCCTTCTGCGAGCAAGTGGTGTGGACCTACGCGAGTCTCTACGACCTGACCATCTCCGACGTGAAGCCGGTCAAGCGAAAGAACGCGGGCAACCGGTTCGGACAGTGCAGCAAGCATGGGATAGTCCGGCTGACGCTGCGGGACTTTTCGCACGGACACTGGGCCCGCCGGCCGGAGCTGGCGTATGAAATCGTGGATACGATTGCGCACGAACTCGCGCACCTGCGGCACCAGAAGCACGACTCTGCTTGGCTGAAACTTTACGCGAACATTCTGGCGGGGCTGTCGAGCACCAAGGTTCTCCAGAAAATAAAACGATTACGGAAATGAGCCGGAGAGACAAGCTTTTTCTGGTGGGGTGGATGTCCGCCCGGCTCGGGGAATTAACGGTTGAATCCCGCGAGGACTGGTCAGACGTATCGTTGGACGCGATAGCCCGGGCTCATCTTCGGCTGTCATACTTCCGGGAAATTTATCGGTTGAATCGTGAACTGGTGGAGGAAGTTGACATCCCCGCCCCCGCGTGCTACTTTCAGGGACGATGAATGTTTTTGGTTACCTCCGTGTTTCGGGCAAAGGCCAGCTTGAAGGCGACGGCTTCGACCGTCAGCGCGACTCCATCCAGAAGTTCTGCGACTTCAAAGGCTGGCGCGTGATTCGCTGGTTCGAGGAGAAGGGAATCTCCGGCACCTACGAAATGGACGACCGGCCGGCGCTGACCGAGCTGGTCTCCCTGCTCGGCCCGGGGACCACAGACACTTTTGTCGTTGAGAATGCCGACCGGCTCGCGCGAGACCTGATGGTCTCCGAGCTCATACTCGCTGATGTGAGGAAACTCAACGCCAAAGTTTTCGCCGCGGAATCGCAAATGGAGATGACCACCTGCGGAGACCCGACGCGGGTGCTCATCCGACAGGTGCTCGGCGCGGTCTCCCAGTGGGACAAGTCGATGCTCGTGAAGAAACTCCGAGCGGCCCGGGACCGGAAGTCTGCCGCGGGGGGCCGGCGCATTGAGGGCCCCAAGCCGTATGAGCTGCGGAGCCCGGAGGCCAAGGACGTGGCCCAGTCGATTTACGAGATGCGTGAGCGCGGGCTCACCTTTTTGGAGATTGCGAATTTTCTGACGAAGAAATCAATCCCGACTCCGGAAGGAAAATCCTACTGGCTGCGGTCATCCGTCCACTCAATCTATGAACGCCATTCCCGTCGTTTTCGACGCGCCGAACCTGTCCGAGTCAATCCGGAGATGGTTGACCAAATCGGACACGTCCTGCCCCAACCCGCGGTGTAAAGATTATGCCAAGCCAAAAAGACATGGAGACTTCAGCCTTACCCAAGGCTCCGGAGTCTGTGAAACCTGCAACCCCCGCCACGCCAACTGCACCTGTGCAACCTGCGGCGCCAGCTACTACGTCGAGTGTTGCCCCGTCGGCGGACAAGTTCCGCGATGACTGCATCGTTCTCATTCTGAGCCCCAAGGGCACGGTTCACCCGATGGTGAACAAGCCCGGCGGAGCTCCCGGCGCGCGTATCTTCGAGAACTCGGACGCGGCGGTCTCGGAGGTGCTGTCAAACAAAATCGCATCCACGAACCCATTCGCCATCATCCCGCTCAAGGGCCTGTTCTGATGTCGATTGGTGCCATGTTGACTCTCGCTTTAATTCTCCTCTGCGTTGCCGTGCTGTTGATGAACAGCGACCGGGGGAATTCGGATGAGTAAGGTAATCTACGGGACGACCGAGCTCGCCACACCGCGGGCGGTCGCCGACCGGTTGGAGGAGATGAATCTCAGCGCTAAAGGCAAGAAGGATGCGTGGAGTGCTTTTCTTGCCGGGCAGGTTTTCGCGGTGGTGAATAAACCCAGCGGTCGGTATTACTCCGGATTCACGAAGAGCTCGGCTGTTGGCAGGACTTTACAGAAGCTCTGCCGCCCGAGTTGACATCGGCTCCTCGGCCGGCATATTGTCGTTGAAATGTCTGTTACAATCAACCTTAGCTGGCCGGCTAACCCCGGGTCCGAGTTCGTCAACAAGTATGAAGTCCGCGAGTCGAGAGACGGCGGAGCATTCAACCTCATCGCCAACGTGACTACCCCCGCACATCAGATTCTCAATCCTCTGCCCGGCGCCTACCGCTGGAAGGTGCGTGCTGTGAATTTCGTGGGCACTGGTCCTGACGGCAACGTCGCTGATGGTCCGAGCCAAGTTCCGACGGCGCCCGGGGACATCACCATCGAAATCATTGTCGCGTAATGAATTCTTTTCTTCGAGCAATTGGCGGGTTCGGTCTGGCTCTCGTGATGCTGGTCGGTTGCGTGACCAACCGCACTCCGCTTACGCCGGAGCAAAAGATTGACCGTCTCGCTGCGACGCTGCGGATTGCCGTCAGCTCCGCCGTGACGGTCGCCACGGAAGACCGGAAGCCCGAGACGCGCGAGAAAATCGCGCTGGCCCGGAGTCTGGTCAACGGGGTCCTCACGTCTGGCGACTTGTCGCCGGAGAAGATTGTCGAGTCTCTTACGCCGCTTCTTCGCGACGCGAAACCGGAAGTCCGGCTCGCTGCGACGACTGCGTTGAGCTTGATGGAAGTTTACTTCATGGATTACGTGGTTCCCCTGCCGGAAGGTGAGGGCGCCGTGAACGCCAAGAAGTTTTTGAGCGCGGTGGTTGCCGGCATTGACGAAGGTCTAAAGTTGGCGCCCCCGGTAGTTCAGTGATACGTTAGTTTAGCTCACCCGCCATGTGCGGGAAGAGATACCGGAGTCGCTCGCGACTCCAGTCAATTGCGGGGTGGCGCAGTCTGGTTAGCGCGTCAGCCTCATAAGCTGAAGGTCGCCGGTTCAAATCCGGCTCCCGCACCCAACTTCTCGTTCCCCTAAAGGGGCGATAGGGTTCATGTGAGTCGAACACGAATTCACGTCACCCTCCGGTGTCCAGCCCGGCGAATTGGCCCCGATAGCGGCCTGTCCAATTTGTGGGCTCGTAGTTTAACGGAAAACACCCGGCTTTGACTCCGGGGACAGCGGTTAGAACCCGTTCCAGCCCGCCTTGTGCCACTGTGATGCTTGGAGCCGACTGGAACTCCAAATCCCGGTGACAGGGTTCAATTCCCTGCGGTGGTGCCATTTTGCGGTAACTCAGACTCAAGGCCGACGATGCTTCTCCTCTGCGGAGGATGAATACCCGGCGAAGCGGAGTAGTTATTGAGACCGTGACCGGGTAGTGGGCGGGCCACTCGCGAAACCTGCGATAGTGCGTTCAAAGAAACTCCGCTTCTCTTTTAGCACGGAAACTCTGTATGACGGAGGCGTGGCAGTGCGCAAGCCACGGCAGGTTGAAAACCGCTCTTGCAAGGACGGTGAGTATCGAAGAATCCTATGCTGGCTAATACCCAGCTCCATGCACCCTTTCGATGTCCAAGTCAGCTCTGCTTTGGGTCACTTACAAAAAGGACCTGCCGTTCTTCGAGGCCAGCCTACGCTCCTACCAAAAGTTTGCGTCAGGCTTTGCCTACGCAAAAGTCATCGTCCCCCTTGATGACGTCCCGGACTTCCAGAAAATCTGTGACCCCGCGGGCGTAATCGTCGCTGGAATCGGCGAACCGCCGGGCAAGGGAATGCTCATGCACATGGCGATGCAGATGCTCGGGGAGACTCATTTTCCAGCCGACGCCGGCTTCATTTTTCATATCGACGCGGACTGTGTTTTCAATCAGCCCACAACCCCGCAGGATTATCTCCCCGGAGACAAACCCATCATCTCTTTCCGAAACTGGGACAAGCTCCTGTCCCGGCCGGTGGAGCAGGATGAAGTGCAGACGTTCATGGGATTCACCGGGCGCACCATCGACTTCAACCGCGGCGCGTATCTCTGGAAGTTTGCGGCCGACTTCGCACTCGGATTCGCGTCGCAGCGGCAGACCATGACCCAGATGCCCATCGTGCATCGGCGGGAGACCTACGCGCGGGCGCGGGCAATTATCCAGCGCCGGTTCAACACCGACATCATCTCGCACGTTCTCCAAGGGCGGAACGAGTGGCCGCAGACGTTCTGCGAGTTCGAGACGCTCGGCACGGTGGCCCATCGTTATTTTCAGGACCGCTATCACTGGCATGAGCTCGACGTGCAGGGAACTTACCCGGTGCGGAACGTGACGCAGACGTGGTCGCACGGCGGACTCGACGCGACGGTCGAGCATGGCCGGCCACAAATCATTGCGGGGGTTCATCGTTCTCCGCGGGAATACTTCACCTCGCTGGGACTCCTATGAATGTGGTCCATAGCGTAAGCTTCCCTCGAAGCGGACACAGGTTCACCACGGAACTTTTGCAGGCTTACTTCGGGCCAGCGCTGGTGTATTCGGGAGAGCCCGCCCCGCCGGAGGCAAATTTCATCAAGCATCACGACCAAGATGGCGCTCTGGAGGTTGACCCGAACGGACACTATCTGGTTCAGGTTCGCGACCCGTTCGACGCGGTCTGGTCGTGGTATAAGATGACGGTGGACCTCGACGGGATTCCGGACACCATTCAATCCTACCGCGGAATTTTCTTGGAGAAGCTGGACTATTGGACGGGGTTCATGCGGAAGTGGGTTCTCTCGGACCTTCCGAATCGGGTCATCGTGAAGTATTATGACCTTGTCACCCATCCGGCCAAATCCCTTCGTCGCGTCCTCCCGCTGTTCGGGGAATACCCGGACCGGGCCCGTGTAGAGAAGGCGGTGCGGGAAGTAGCGGTGATTGAACGTCGCACTCCAAATTTTTATTTGCAATGAGCTCACACCAAATCCTTATCGCATCCTACGCGCGCGACTTCATCTGGCTCGAACCAAACCTGAAGTCGCTGCAAAAATTCTGCGTCGGCTTTCTCCCGCCGGTTATCTCGGTCGATGGTCAGGATTTCTTCGCCGCGAAGAAAATGGTGGACCGACTTTATCCGGGCGCGACGGTGGTCCAGAAGGACGGGCGCCGCGGGCAGGGATTCATGCGGGCGCAAATCTCCATGATGCAGGGCGACCTGCTTTGTCCGAACGCGGACTTCGTCTATCTCGTCGGCTCCGACTGCATCGCGTGGACCCGGTTCGCGCCGGAGACGTATCAATACAACGGGAAGCCGGTGATGCTCTACAACTCCCGGAAGTATTTTGAGGACGCGCACGCGGGGCACCCGATTCAGTGGATGGACAGCACCGCGCAGATTCTCAAGTTCCCGGTCAACGGGGAATACATGCGCCGGCTCCCCATCGTTTACCCGAAGGAGCTTTTCAAGCCGGTCCGCGACCACGTCGCCGCGGTGAACGGGATGGGCTTCGAGGACTACATCTACAAGCGGAACTCGGAGGGCGGGCCCGTCTCGGAGAGCAACATTCTCGGAGCCTTTGCTTGGGAGAAGATGCGGAACCTCTATCACTGGATGCACGCTGATGGGAACGAAGAGTATGCGAATTATCGCCGGGACTTTCCAGACCCGCTCATTCAGTTCTGGAGCCACGGCGGACTCGACCGGCCGGCCGAGGCGTGCATGAACTACTCCCACGGAAACACGCACGGGAAATCCCCGCGGCAGGTGATGAAGGACATCCTCGGAAACGACTTGTAATGGCGCTCCCAAAAAATTCAGCGCAGCGACTTCTCGTCAACCGGGTCTCAGAACGGTTGCACTCCGATGACTACTTCGGGGCGGCGAAGATTTACGCGGAGTTCGTCCGCCAGTCCACGACGATTCTTCCGCCGGTAGAGACCAAGGAGCAGGCGACCATGATGCTCTCGACGCTCCTGCATTGGTGTCTTGAAAACAACGGATACGAAGAAGCGGCGCAGCTACTCTGGGGCCCGACTCAATTTGACCCGCGGTCCGACGCGACTCAGCGGGTGTGGAAAGCGTTTGAAGAGTCCGACCTGTTCATGCTGATGGGCGCGGGCTCAATGTCGAAATCCTACTCGATGGGCGTGCGTCTTTTTCTGGAATGGATAAGAGACCCCGAGCACACGCACATCAAAGTCGGCGGTCCGAGTGAGAACCATCTCAAGGAAAATTTGTTCAACCATCTGGTTGCGCTCCATCGCCAGTCCACCATCCCGCTCCCGGGCAAAGCACAGGACCTGTTCATCGGGCTCGACTCCAAGGCCCGTAAGGGTGCAATCTCCGGGGTAGTGATTCCGCTCGGGCAGAGTGGCGCCGGCCGGTTGCAGGGTGTGAAGCGCGTGAATCGGAAGAAGCCGCACCCCGTCTTCGGGAAGATGACGCGGCTGTTCATTTTTCTGGACGAAATCATCAACATCCCCGACGGCATCTGGCAGGACTTGGACAACGCGATGTCCCAGATTGACGGCACGCACACCGCGAAGATTGGTGGCGCGTTCAACCCGACCGACCAGTCGAGTGAAGCGGCCAAACGCTGTGAGCCCGTCGAGGGCTGGGGCAACTTCGACCCCGAGACGCATTTCGATTGGATTTCTAAACGCGGATGGCGGGTGTGCCGGCTGGACGCAGCGCGTTGTGAGAATGTGCTCCAGAAGAAACAAATCTTCTCGGGGTTGCAGACGTTCGAGGGTTTGCAGGCGCTCATCCTGAACTCTGGCGGCACGGACTCGGCCGGCTACTGGGTGATGGGCCGCGGATGTTTCCCGCCCTCTGGAACGTCGATGTCGATTATCCCGCAGGGGATGCTCAACGCCTTCAAAGCGGAAATCATCTGGTATGATGAACCGTCCCCGGTCGGCTCGGTTGACTTGGCACTCGAAGGCTCTGACACCGCCATCTTCTACAAGGGCCGGTTTGGTCTGGCCACTGGTGTAATCTTCCCGCCGTCGCTCCAGTTCCCGAACGGGCAGACGGTCATGTTCAAGGACCATAAAGGAAACAAGCGGCCCCGGCCGGTGCTCCTCGCCGAGACAAAGCTGAAGCTTCCGCGCGGGGACACGGTGGACATGAAGAACGAGATTCGCCGGGTGGCCAATACTTTTTCCATCCGCCCCGACCGGCTCGCGGTGGACCGCACCGGTAACGGCCAAGGCGTTTACGATTTGCTTCGGTTCGAGTGGGGCGAAGTGATTGGCGTGAACTACTCGGAGTCAGCCGGCGAGACGCGCATCATGGTGGAGGACCACGATACTCCAAAAGAATTGTATCTTCGTGTGGACAGCGAGCTCTGGTTCGCGACCAGAAAATTTCTGGAGTTCGGATACGTTTACGGCGCGGCCGGGCTTCCGACCGAGGAGTTGTTCCCGCAGCTCACCGGGCGCCAGTTCCGGATGCAGGGCAAGCGGGCGCGCGTGGAAAGTAAGCCAGACTACAAGTCCCGCAACGGTGGAAAATCTCCCGACGACGCGGACGGCTTCACGCTTTTGATTCACGCGGTCCGGAAGGCGTTTGGATTCATCCCCGGGATGTCGCCGGAGAACTCGACCGAGTCGAATCCAAACTTCGATGAGGACTACGGGGCCGACGTCCGAATCTCCGTGGACAACCGGTTTGAGGATTTGGATGGGCCGGACCCCAACATGTAAGTCGTGCCTTGACCGGCCCGGTCCCAAATCGCATCTTGTTCTCGTGAGCGTTCGACCCAACCCAAATCTCTATCCCGACGGCGGCTACATTTTCATCGAGGGCGATGGGACCCGCTTCCGGGGTGACAGTTGGAAGAACCTGACTTCCAAAGTGGCCGACTACCGCGCGCGGAACAATCGCCCCGCGGGTGACCCGGAGTCAGAAATTTTCACGCAGTATTGTGTCCGGATGCCGAGTCATTGCAAGAACATGACGGCCGGCCCGGTGAAGGTAATCGACGGACATCACTCGCTCTCCCTGAACCAGAGGGTGATGCAGTTCATCTCGAACCTGCTTGAGTGGAAACGGAAGGCCGCGATTCCCCGGGTGCCCGACTCGGTTGCAGCCGAGCGCGCGGCGGTGTGTGCGTCCTGCCCGAAGCATAAACCGTTGGTGCAGACCTGCCAACAGTGCTTGAACACGGTCGCGCATGGCCGGAAGGTGATTTTGGACGGCGCCGCGAGTCACCATCAGGGACTCCTTGCGTGTGAGGCACTTGGGGAAGATTTGCCGCTCACGGTTCACATCGAGCAGCCGGCGGTTCCGGCCGACCGGGTCCCGTCTCATTGTTGGCGTAAGTGATTGTCCCAAATCCATTTAGGTTCGCATTGGCGATGATTCGTGCCACTTTGGCGCTGTTTCGTGGTCCAGTCATGGTGGACGAGCCGACGCTTACCACGCGCCGGGAGTCTTGCGGCGCCTGCCCGCGGAACGAGAACGGCTGGTGTGCGGAATGCACCTGCCTGATTTCTCTCAAGACACAATTTTCAACTGAGGAGTGCCCGCTCGGTATCTGGCGAAAGAGGTTGACACCTTGGGGCTTCCTCGCAACTTGGATTACACATGCTAGACGATTCAAAGTCCGGTTACAACACCTCCGAATCCGTTAATACCACTGGGGGTATTAACGCTCCGGACTTGTCGCCGGCCGGCAAGCCGCAGCGCCGCGCTCTTTCGAGCATCTCGCAGATGCGGAATCTGATTTCTTCCCTGAAGACTGCCGCTCGCGAGCGCAACACTCGCAACGCGCGCATCGCGGCGAAATACAACTCGGAGAAACCGCATCGTCAGGAATCTCTCGAAGCGGATGGTCTCGGTTGGAAAAGCAATTTCACCACGAAGCCGCTGCCGATGCTGATTAACAAAGTCAGCCCGCGCTTGAAGAAGGCGCTCGACGCGGTCAAGTATCTCACCAACTCCAAACTTCCTGACGAAGTTCCGGGCGCCGCGGAGAAGACCGAAGCCTTCCGCCGGGAAATTACGACGCTCATTCGCTCACGCCCCGGGTGGAGCGACTTCCTCACCGAAATCAGCATGGAAGACGTGCTGTATGGTTTCGCGGCCGTCGCGTGGCTTGATGAATTCGGTTGGATGCCCAAATTTTTCCGACAAGACCAGTTCTACGTTCCTACCGGCAACAAGCAGGAAGCAGCCAAGACACAGCTCACCATCCTGAAGGACAAATATCTCATCCACGAATTGTTCTCGATGGTTGAAGACCGGGAAGCGGCCAAGGCCGCGGGATGGAAAGTCGAGAACACAATTGACGCCATCAACAAGGCGATGCCCGACTACCGCCGGAACAAGTCTGATGGTTGGGAACGGGTTTACGAAGACCTGCAACGCGAAGCGAACGTCGGCCTGTCTCACGAAAACGGCGCGATGGTGATTTGTGTCTGGCACCTCTTCGCTCAAGAAGTGGACGGGAAAGTTTCGCACTACATCCTGACGGATGAGGGCGCTGGCAAGGACTCGAAGGAGCTCCTGTTTGAGCGCGAAGACCAGTTTGAATCCATGCCCGACGCGCTGGCCCTTTTCGCGTTCGAGTATGGCAACGGCACGCTCCACGGTTCCAAGGGAATCGGCCGCGAAGTTTACGCGATGGCGGCGATGCTCGACCGCGCGCGTAACGAAGTTGTGGACCGGATGAATCTTGCCGGCAAGATTATCATTCAAGGCGACGACAAAGCGCTTCGCCGGTTCAAGATGTCGATTGTCGGTAACGCCATTCTCATCGGACAGGGCTATCAGGTGACGGAGCGGAAAATCAATCCGGACATCGAGTCCTACCTTCAGCTCGACCAATTTCTCACCTCTCTTCTCGACCAGATGGCAGGCGCGGTAACGCCAAAGGCGTTGGAAGGGGAGCGCGTCACAGCAGCGGCAGTAAATCTCCTCGCGAGTCGGGAAGAAGAGTCCCGGGATACCGTCACAGGCCGGTTTCTCACGCAGTTTGCCACAGCCCAGTCCACGATTCAGAAGCGCATCTGCGACCCCAACGTGTCCGATGAGGACGCGAAGGCGTTTCAGAAGAAGATGCTCAACATCATGTCGCGCGAGGAGCTCACGCAGATTGCCGGGATGCCGGTTGCGGAGACCGTCGCGGACTACACCACGATTGAGCGCCAGCAGATTGTTGCCATCGCCGCGGAGAACAAGGGCGACCCGCTTTTCAATCAGAAGGAGCTTCGCCGCCGCTCGATGTCGGCCCAGATTGACGACGAATTCGCGAACTCGGTTCTTCTTCCGGATGAAGACCCAACGATTGTCTCCGAGCAGACCCGGCTCCAGCAGATGGAAATGCTTTTGATTGCCGGACAGGGAACACAGGTTCCAGTTTCTCCGCGCGACAACCACGTCGTCCATCTTGGAATTCTCATGCCGGCGCTCGAACAGGCCGCGCAAGTCACCGCGCAGCAGCCAGACGGTCTCCCGGTTTTGGAAGCCATCCTCGCGCACGCGCAGGCGCACCTTCAGGGCGCGGAGCAATCCGGCGTTCCCAAGGACCAACTCGCCCCCATCGCCAAAATCATCAACTCACTCGCTCAAGAGCTCCCGAAGTTGAAACAGATTGCGGACGCTGAACAGGCCGCGCAACAGGCGCAGCAGCAGGTCCAGCTTGAAGACGCCGCCCATCAGGCCGGCGCCGCCGATGCCGCAGCCGGCAAGCCTCCACAGATTTAATTATGTCCGAACCTACGACCCCCTCTGCACCCAAGGCCGCGCCCTCGAAGCCCCATCCTCACTGGGACTCCGACGACTCGCGTGTCCTCCGTCTTTTTCTGGAATCCGACTCGGGTAAGCGCGCTCTCGCGTGGCTGAAATACTGGAGGCCGGAACTTCTCGACGGGAGTCATCAGATTAAGACGCTCGTGCGAAGCGGGCAGGTGAAGGGTTACGACGACGCAGTGGATAATCTCAATTCGCTTGTCCGTGAAAACCCGATTCCGGATGATGGGACCCCTCAGTCAATCGAATACCCCAGTCTCGACGACGATTCCAAGTGGACGGACTCCGAGAACGAAAGAAAATAATTTATGGCAGAAGCTACCACCACCACTGATAATCCTGTTGCCGATTTGGAAATAAACGGCGAAGGCGAACCGAAGACCGTGAGCAACCCCGATACGGAGTCTGCTCTCAATGACGCTCTACGCGCTGAAGGGTTCAACCCCGACGGCTCCCCGTATGAAGCAAAACCGGCGGACATCACTCCGAAGGACAAGAAGGACGAGCCGGTTGTTCCCCCCGCGGCGACGGGCCCCACGGGTCCGACTGGAGTTTCCGCTGGAATCTCCGCAGGCGCGACTGGTGCCACTGGCGCCCCCGCGGCGACGGGTGCTCCGGCTGACGAATTCGACGCCATCCAGCTCCCTCCGCACACCAAGCCGAAGACCGATGAGTCCTTCACGAAAGTCAAGACTCTCGCCCGTCAGCGGATTGCTGAGATTGAAAAAGAGCGCGAAGCGCTCAAGACCAAGCTGGCCGAAGCTGAGAAGCTGGCCAAAGATGGTCTCCCGGTTGAAGCCAAGAAGGAACTCGAAGAGCTGCGGACCTTCCGCAAGCAGATGGACGTGGAGGCGGACCCCGAGTTCAAGAAGTTTGACGCGACGGTTTCCTCGAACATTGAGGCGCTGTATTCCAAGCTCGCCGTGAGCGGATTCGAGAAGGCCACCATTGAGGAAATCAAGAAGATGGGCGGTCCCGCGGAAGTGAACTGGGACAAGCTCCTCGCCGACGGAAAGATTTCGTCCGGCCTGAAGCGCTTCATCGACGGCAAGCTTTTCGAGAACGATGACCTCGTCGAAAAGAAAAAGCAGGCGATTGATACCGCCAAGAAGAACGCCACGGAGTTTCTCCAAAAGCGCGAAGCCGAGGTAGCGAAGAGCGCTGACGCTTCTGCCACTGAAGTCCACGAGACGTGGACCAAGGAAATCATCCCCAAGATGGACTGGCTTCGCACGGAGAAAATCGACGAGAAGATGACTCCGGAGAAGAAGGAAATCGCGGAGGCGCACAACAAGCTGGTGGCCGACATCGAGTCGGAAATCAAGGAAGCGCTTTCGGACAACAGCCCGCGCATGAAGGCGATGTTGACCGCCGGCTACGCGCAGAGCCGAAAACTCCGCTGGGAATTCGACCGGTTGAAATCCGGTTCGGATGCGAAGATTGCCGCGCTGACCAAGGAGCGTGATGAAGCGAAGTCGCTTATCGAACGCATCAAGAAGGCGTCTCCCGGACGGGTGACAACTTCCGCGCCGCAGAACACGCCCGCGAAGAAAATCACGGCCTCGTCGCATCTCGCAGTTTCGACGGACCAGCACCTTGATAACCTCTTGGCCGAAGTCGAAGCCGAGAAGGCCGCGAGGGGCTAATGGAAATTCCCCCGGAGACCCTCCGGGAGGGCCGAAATGTTTTCGTTGCCCTCCCGTGGTATAAGTCTGCCTCGCCGCTGACGACCTTTTCTCTTCTGGCGATGGCAGACCGGACCCGCATGGCGTTCGGTCTTGGCTTCGGGGATGCGTTCATCGCGCACTCCCGGAACAAGCTGGCCACTCAATTCGTCAACTCCACCTTGGAGTGGATGCTGATGGTGGACGACGACATGGTGTTGCCCTTCGGCGATGCCAACTGGTTCAACGGGACAACTCAGTTCAAGCTCGACGACAAGTTCGCCGGGCTGCACACCCTCAATCGACTCCTATCTCATGGAAAAACTCTGGTTGGCGCGCTGTATTTTGGTCGTTGGAAGGCGGGCCATCCAGTCTTTGCCGAGGGCAAGCACATGGAGAAACTACTCCGCTCAGGCGGTCCACGCGATGAAGTTCGCCCTACCCGGTGGGTTGGAACTGGCACTTGCCTTTTCCACCGCTCGGTTTTTCTGGACGTGGAGCGCGAGTTTCCTCAACTTAGCCGTGAGCAAAATTCGGGAACTGGTCAATGGTTCACCTCCTCCGAGCACGACCTCGACAAAGCCGTAGCGACCATCATTGAGCGCGGCGAGATTCAGGACATCAAGCAACTCCTGAAGGAACTCGAAGAGGCCCGGCGCCGTTCCGCGGTGAACTCGGTTCACGGAATCGGCGAGGACGTTCAGTTCTGCACCCGCGCAGTTCAGGCCGGGCACCAGCCGCACGTTGACCTTGGCCTTTGGTGTGGTCACGCCGGCAACTGTATCTTCCCACTTCGATGAAAGCCGACCACCGAAAAATTCTGTTGGCTCTTCAGTTCTGGGACGGTGACAAGGCGCAGGCCATGCGCGTGGCCCGGCTCATCGCGGATTTGGAAACGCGCATGAGCGACCGCGCGGACTTTCTCTTCGTCTCCCGGTTCGACTGCCCGCATGACTTGGATACGATTGGTTACGTCGCGCGCAAGTTCAAAGTCCGGCACCATGTTTCGCGGAGGCGCGCGACCGGCTGGCCGTTTGGACCGAATGAACTTTGGTTCGAGACGATGCAGTATGCCTACGAGCACACCATCGACGACAAGCGTATTCCAGAATACAAAGCGGTGCTGACGTTCGAGGCGGACGCGCTCCCGCTCTGTCCAAACTGGATTCCAATGCTCTCGGATGCGTTCGACCAGAGTCAGCCGGCGTGCATCGTCGGCGCGCTCCTGAAGTATCCCGGGCTTCACGTCAACGGCAACGCTCTCTTTTCCTGCGAGCAGAATTTTTCTCACTGGATTTCCCGTCAGGTGACGGGCTGCACTCCACACGGCGGATGGGATTACGTGCTGGCGCCGCGGTTCAAAGAGTGGGGCTGGAAAGACTGCGCGCTCATGCGCTCGTGGTGGAAAACCCCCACGCTCCAGCGGGAACAATTCGAGCAGCTCCAAGCCCAAGGCGTCGCATTTCTCCACGGCATCAAGGACGGCTCCGCGCTGGACATGGTCCGGGAGAAGTATCGGTTGACTTCCGTCTGAGGAAGTGGGAGACTGCTTTAGCGGGAAGGTTGGATAGACTACCTTCATCAGCGACGTGGATTAGTCTCCACTGAGCACCCGGCCACCGGGGATGAAATGGGCCGACCTCCGCTCGGTCGCGGTAGGAGCCCAATAAGCACCGAGCCGCGGCCACCAATTTATGGCTGACGGGGAGGAAACGCGGTCCCTACTTCGCGAGCGGGGGCACGGATTTCTCGCCCGACGCTCCAAAGGCGAACGCTCTCTGCGACGGTGGAGAGAACGCTTAGGACTTCGGGAGAAGTGGGTTCGACTCCCACCGCCGGCCATTCTCTTTTCTTCTTGACGTTCGGTTTCTCCCCCGCATATTGAAGGTGAGACTATTCCCACTGTCTCATGGGACGTTGGAGCCTAAAATCCCTCGGAGGCTCGCGAGGGTGCGGTAAGCCATAAGTGGCTTGTGTAACGCCCGTTACACTTAAAACCGGGCATCAACGAAACCCCGAATTCGGCATCTTCGCCGGATTCCAATTAGAAAGGCCATCTTATGGCTGAATGTGTAGCTCCCGATACGCTGAGTGATATCAGCAAGAAAGACACGAGCCGCCTCGTCGGTTCTGTCGCCAAGGCCCTCGCGGCCAACTCTCCATTTCTGAACATCCTCGAAGGCGGAACTTTTCCGTCTGGAGTGTCAGATGAAATCCGCAGTTCTGTCCAGATGCAGGCCGCGCCCGGCGATTCTCTCGCCCTGCCGACCTTCGTTTGCGATACGGACCTCTGCGGCACCGCTGGTCTTCAGGACCTGACGGATTCCGTGGACTTCACGGCCCGCCTCGAATCGAAGCGCGGCAAGGGTCCCCGGATTTGTATGAAGAAAGGATTTTCTTCCTACAAGACCGCCTACACCGCGGCCGAGGATTCCCTCAAGAAGCTCGTGACCCAATACATCAACGCGGACATCCGCGCTCAGTTGTATCTGCGTTCCGCTTCCAAGTTCAACGCTGTCGCCAACTACGACTTCGACTCGCTGTTTACCGGCGGCTCTGAGACGGACATCGGCGTCAAGTTCGCCCCCATCCTCCCCACGGGCGCCGTCAGCTTCAAGGCGATTCATCGCATTGCCCGGCACCTGAAGGAGAATCTGTTCGCCGATATGTTCGACGCGAACGGCGAAGGCCAGATGCACTTCCGGTTCATTGGCTCCAGCGACATCATCGAGTCCCTCCGCAATGAGGCCGATGTCAAAGACGTGCTGCTTTCCTTCGTGAACGGCAGCTACAAGTTCGGCGAAGAGTCCCTCCGGGGCTACTCGTGGGAAACGGCCGGCGCCTACCGCGGTATCGCGTTCGGTGTTGACCAGCGCCCGCTTCGCGCGACCGGCTTCAACGGCTCCGGCCTGTTGAGCCTCGTGGACCCGCTGACCATCGTCAGCAACGTGAGCAAGAACACGGCGTATGCCAAGCTGAACCCCTCGTGGGCCGCGGCTGACTACGAAGTGGCCTTCCTGTTCGCGCAGGGTTCCTTCAAGCGCCTCGTTCCTGAGCGCTATGTTGGTGAAGGCAGCTTCAAATTCGCGCCCCAGCTTCACATGGGTGAACTGGACTGGCACTACCAGATGGACAACGACTGTAACCAGTGGGGTGACTTCGGCTGGCACAAGTATCAGATTACTCGTGCTTACCAGCCGTTCCGTCCTCAGTTCGTCGTTCCCATCCTCTACAAACGCTGCCGCGCCGACCTCGGCCTGAGCGCTTGCACGCCTGACAGCTCTTCGAGCTACACGGGCAACGACACCTTCACGACTGTCGGAGTGTGCTAACCCACACTACCGGTTCGTAGGTAGCGGGCCGGGTTCCGTTGCAGAGCGGGACCCGGCCTTTTTGGTTCTCTGCGGTGACGGTCTCTTCTTTTTTCGGAAATGCGCGTTGACTTGAAAGTTTACTCGGCCTCCCTTGTCGGGACCGGAGCTCCAGTCGTGAATTTGATTTTCGACAATCTCGAACCACTCTTGAAGGCGCTTGTTCTCATGGGACAAGCGGGTGTGGCTTTCGTCACCATCCTTTACATTTACTCGAAGTGGAAAAACTCTCGGAAGGGACCGCCGAAAGACAACGACGAGGAGTCTGAATAATGTCCTGTTCCACTTGCAGCGGGGATTGCACCTGCAACCAGAGTATCGACGCCACCAACGGGTGCGCGCCGTGCGGCCAATGTCCCACAAACTCGGCCGATTGCGAAACGCTCCCCAGCGCTCTCCAGAATTTTATTGACGCCTTCTTCGGCTCTGTCACCAAGACCGAAATCAATGGCGAAGTCGTCTGGACTCTTCCCTGCTCGCTCGACGTCGGGCTCGAAAACAATCCCCGCGGCGCCAACGAAGGGCTCGCGTGCTATTTTCTTCGGCTGTTCTCTGACGGCCTGCTTGGGCTCACCGGCCCCAAAGGGGAAACCGGCGACAACGGCGCGAACGGACGCAACGCCTACACGATTACGACCCAGTCGTTCGTGACTCCCACGGTTTCTTCTCCGAACACGCAGTTCAACGTCATCCCGAATCCGATTCTCGGTGTCGGGCTCGAAATCTTCATCGAAGGTTGCGGATGGCTGGAAATCACGAGCATTTTTCAGGACCAGACGATTTTTGCGACCCTCATTGCTGCGGTTCCGGTGCAGGAAGTGACGATTCCCGCGGGACGAGTGGTTCTTCCTACAGGTCCGCGCGGCGCAGGTCTCACGGGCGCGACCGGTCCAACAGGTCCGAAGGGCGACCAAGGTCTTCAGGGCGTCAAGGGTGACGCAGGCGCATCTGGCGCGACGGGCCCGACTGGTCCATCTGGCGCGACTGCGACCAGCTCGAATTCTGTCGTCTCTGTCACGGGCGGGTCTGACTACACGATGACGGCATCCTACGCGAAGCTCGACTTCGGTGTGGTGGACTTGGAAATCACTTTGCCGGCTATCGGGGAATATCTTGTTTTGATTTCTCTGGAGATGCTGAACAACTCGGGCGCGCACCGTCAGTGGACTTTCAAGCTTTTCAACTTCACGACGACTGCGGACGTTGCGGAGAGCGAGACCCAGCACTGTCTTCTCGACGCGACCGGGACCGTTATCGAACAGCGCACCATCTGGGCGCGCGTGGTGACGACCACGGTAAACAACGTCATTCAAGTTTACACCAAATCTTCTGCGGCGACGGCGACCCAGACGATTTACCAACTCAATTCTCGAATTGCTTACATCCGGCTTTCGTGAACCATACTCTCCCAAAAATCCGTGACACCGCTGGTGATTTTGCTTCTCCTTGCTGTCCTCGACCTGAAGGGACGAAAGAGCTCCACAAATACCCGCGCACATTGCCCGCGCGACCCTTCGACCAAGACACGGTTGACGTGCTTCTTGACGAAGACGGAGTCCCAATCCTCGACGAGCAAACCGGCACAACGATAATCGACGACCTCAGGTTCATCAATGGCTAAAGTATCTCAATACGACGAAGAGTTGTCAGTAAACCCGTCCGGGTTTCTTTTCATGGCGGTGGATACCGGCCTGACTGATTCCAACGGGGACATCATTTACAAGACCAAGAAAATCACCAAGGACAAGGTGGGCGCACAGGGACCGATTGGTCCTCAGGGCGCGGATGGTCCGACGGGTCCCACCGGTCCCACTGGTGCAGGTTCTGCCGGACCGACTGGGCCGACAGGTCCGACGGGTGCGGCCGGGGCCACGGGTCCGACAGGTCCAACGGGGACTACGGGTCCGACTGGTCCGACGGGTGCGGCGGGCCCAACCGGCCCCACTGGAGCTTCTGGTCCAACGGGACCTGCGATTACCGAGTTGGCGTCTCCAAAAGGGACGGCAATGGAGTATTTTGACGATTACGCAGCCGGCTCTATTTCCACCTTCAATCTTGGCTGGGGGTGGGCGAATGATGGGGTCGGGACAGGATGCACAATTGGAACACAGACCCATATCGACGGACGCTCAGAACAACGTCTTCAAATCAACAACGGACAATACGGCCGTCGTATGCCGTGGGGAGACAAATGGAACCGGGTTCGTATTGTTCTGCTTTGGCGCGTGAATGCGGTCGCCTCCATCAGCAACGTAAACGGATACGTGGGGATTTGTAGCGGAACGACCAACATGGTGGCGAGCAGCTCCACCGATAACTTCATCGGGCTGCGATGGGGCGACGGTGCCAGCACCCTGACGTTCTCGAACGGAACGGTGATGGACAAGTTCAACATGGGAACTTCCTTCCGGTTTTATTCTCGGCGGGCAACGACTTCAACTCTTATTGCCGCGGGTGGGTCGGGTCACTTTGTTTCCTCGACAGAGGGATTTCTTTCCGGGATTGCGTATGAAGTCTCCCGTCCTGTTTTCGCGACTAACGGGACGAGTGTGACTTATGCCCATAAGGAGGTTTCTACGGATACGGCCGCGGTTGAGTTTTCTCGCTCTAAGGATGCCATGAACCAGCTCATTTGGGATGACTCTACGTCTTCGACCACTGTTACCACCGCGGAGACCGCGATTCTCGGCGGTATCGCGGGGACTACTTCCGCCGCGTTTGACCAGAGCACCGGAATTCTTGACACCCTCAATTTCAGTTGGGCAATGACAGACGGTCTTCAAATTGCAGCCGTCGGAGTTCGGAAAGTTTATTAACCTATGAAGTATCCAATCGACCTCGGTCGCAGCATGAAGGACTCGATGCCAGAAATGGCAATGTCCCCGAGCAAAGACAAACATTATCCATCGCTTTATCTCGACTGGGATTCTGACTACGAATTGCCGGAGTCCGGCACGATGGTCATCAAGTTCGAGAAGGTCTCTGAGAGCAACAGCAAGGGCAAGAACAGCAAGCCCCACCAGTCGGTCACTCTCGAAATCAAATCCATCGAGAGCGTGAAGGGTGGGAAATCCAAGTCCGACTCGAAAGAGGAAGAGACCGGCGACGTTCTCGACCGTCTGAAGAAGGAAGTGGAATCGGACAAGGAAGAGTCCGACGAAAACTACAAAGAGGAATAACTGATGCTCCTTGTCAGCGACATCTGGGATGAGTCCAAGGTAATTTTTGGACACTGCAACGAGACGCGCCTGTTCCGGCAAATCTCGGACTCAATTCAGCTCTTGGCCAACAAGGGCGAGGTTGACCCGCTGGTCGGTTACGTGGACATCTGCGTGACCGCGCGCTGCGTTACGCTGCCCCGCGAAGTCGAGACGGTGCTCGCCGTGAACATCGGCGGTCATCCGGCGCTGGGCCATGACGAGCTCTTCAGCTTCCATCTTAACGGCCCCGGAGATTTCCGGGAATCGTGCAACTTCGACTGGTTCAACACCGGAAACTTTCCGACGTATCGGGACCTGCCCTGCCCGGCCCGGCTCATCGCATTTCTCAGCTCCGCGGAGGACGAAGGGAAACAGATTCGGGTTTTTGGTTTCGACGACCAGAACCAGCCGCTCCGCACGCAGATTAACGGCGAGTGGATTGACGGGCTCTTGGTCCCCACGATTTTTGGTTACGCAGTTCCTTCCAGCAATGACCCGAAGGTTTCCCGCATCACGGGAATTGTGAAGGACCGTATGGTCGCGAACGTGCGGCTCAGTTCTTTCGACAGCTCCTCTTCTTCGGGAACTCTTCTCGGAATTTTCGAGCCCGACGAGACCCGCCCGAGCTATCGTCGGATTCGCGTCGGCCCCGGTTGTGATTGGGTCCGCATCTGCTATCGCAAGAAGACGTCGGATGTCCGGAGTGTTTACGACCGCATCCTGCTTCACAGCCGGATGGCTCTTCTCCTCGCCATGCGCGCGGTGAAGAAATACGAAGAGAACGACCTCGGGGTTGCGATGCAATTTGAAGCGCAGGCGTCACGCATCCTCACCGAGAAAGAATCCATTTTGACCAGCCCGGTGGGCAGTCCGATTCAGGTGGAAGACCGGAACGGCATGAAGCTCTCCGGCTGGGATGATGTTGACTGATGGCCCTGAACAAAGGACAAGAGGGGGACGGCGTATTTACAGGCGGGACAAATTCCGACCTGCATCCAGTCTATCTCCCGCCCGCGAGCTACGCGCGCGGAATGAACCTCGTGAACCGCGGCGGGCGCCTCCAGTGCCGTCCCGGCTACCGCTGTCTTGCGGCTTGGCCTGAAGGCCGGCTCCAAGGCTTCTTCATTTTTCGTCCCCGCATCGGGGAGCCGATTCTCGTCTTCGCCGTTGCCGGCCGAATCTACACGAGCTTGTATCCGTTCAAGGAATACCGACAACTGGAGGACCTGCAATTCTCGGACACGTCCCGCCAGCTCTTCTTCGCGCAGACGACTCAGGCGCTGGAACGGAATGATGACGGGAGTCTGACGCTCATCGAGCCGCGGAATCTTCTCATCATTCAGGACGGTGGATTCACCAGCCCGGGTGTCTTCGATGGCACGACGGCTTTTCACTCCCGCGGATTTGGTGCGATTCCGATTGGCGGTCCGATGGCGTGGTCCGGAGACCGACTCTGGGTGGCCCGGAACAATCAGGTGTTCGCTGGAGACTTGGCGAATCCGCTCTCGTTCACGGAAGCGCTCTACATCACCACGACGGCTTCGTTCCTGTTCAAGGGAGAGGTCACAGCTTTTTATACCATCAACAGCGGAGCCTCTGTTCCGCAGCTCTTGGTTTTCACCCGGGACAACACCGAGGTTCTTCAATCGGGAGTCCGACTGCGCGAGCAGTGGATTTCAATCGCGGACTTCCAGCGGGAAGTTCTCCCGAACATCGGCTGCGTCTCCGAACGCTCGGTGGTTGCGCATGGCGGTTATCTGTGGTGGTTCAGCCGCTACGGGCTCGTTTCTTTTGACAGCGCCTCTCAGGCATTCGTGACGTCGTCTCTTCCGTATCTGGACCAAGAGATGTCAGACAGCAAGACCTACCTGTCTCCAGATTTGTCAGGAGTCGCCGCGGGAGTCCACGAAAACTATCTGATGGTCAGCGTTCCGTATGCGGAGGAATTCAACAAGCATACGTGGGTGCTGGACAACTCTCCCATCCCGACGAAAAAGCAGGTGGTGCCAGCGTGGAATTCTTTCTGGACGGGCACCCGGCCGGCGCAGTGGTTCAGCGGAGTCATCATGGGCCGGGAGCGGGTGCTCTACATCAGCCCGGACCACGACGGAGTAAATCGTCTGTGGGAGGCTTTCACTCCTGACCGACGGGACGACGGATGCCACATTACTTGGTGGGCCGAGTTGCGCGCGTATGCGGACAATTCGCCCGCGAAGAACAAGGAATTTCGATACGCGGACCTTTGGTTCTCGGAGTTGAGCGGCGTGGTGGACCTTGCGGTCTTCTGGGCCGGCGCCAACCGCGGGAAATACAAACGGGTTTTGACGAAGCGGATTCGTGCCGCTCGCGGGATGCTGCGGATTGACCGAATCATCAACATGGCGACTCGGATTTTCTCGCTGAAGAAGCAGAGCCGGTATCTGCGGACGGCGGATGCGCGGCAGCAGTCTCCTGAAGAGGACCTGTCGAGTTGCGGAATTGAGTCGCCTTACATGGAGTTCAAGGACGATTCCATCCAGCTTTTGATTGTCGGCTCCGGTCCCGCGGCGCTCTCTAGCGTCCTGCTTTACTTTTCTGACGGTGACAAGCTCGACGACTCCGGTAAGTGCGAAGAGGATGAGACTCAGGAGAGCTTTGTCCGGTTCGACGGCGCGGCCGTGAAGTCTGACGACATCGAGACGGCGCAAGCCGAGTTTGAAGCGGGGAGCCGCTCCGAGCCCGAGCTGTTTTTCGCCGCCCGGGCCGAGACGGTCACCGCCGAAGGCTTTACCGAAGTCGGAGTGGGCGAACACACGACTCCAATCTCCCAGCAGTGCGCGGATAAAGTGGCTTCGACCATCGCGCGGCGCATGGCGTCGGCTCGACTGGAGGAACTTCTCCCGCTTCGGGTCAGTCAGGCAATCGAATGAACACCTTCGCGGCGCTAAATCCAGCTTCCCGGCGGGCGATTCGGATTCCCTACGAATCCCCGCTCATCTGCCAGCTCGCCTCAGAGGCGTCCGGGTCGGCCGGAACCTCGTTGAATGTGCTTGACATCCTCCCGACGGAACAAGTGGCCGGCCCGACTCTCTCGGTGCTGCTTCTGGAGGACAATTCAGTGCAGCTTTCGTGGACCAACACGGTCCCAGACGCTTACGCATACATCATTTACCGCGCGACCGTCGCGGAAGGCCCCTATTCGGTCCAAGCCTCGGGGATTTTCGACCGGATTTTCGTTGACAATCCCCCGTCTGGCAACTACTTCTATAAGGTAACAGCGCTTGAGCCCAATTTCGGCGAGACGACTGCTTCCAACGTGGTTTCAATCACCGTTCCATGAGTGACCTGTTCAAAACTAATTTCGTAATCGTCGCGGCGCCGCTTCCTCCAGACCTCGAAGGGGATTTGCAGGAGATTTTCGACGCCTACACCGCGCGGTTGCAGATTCAGTCCCCACAGGGGCAGAATTTTTTCGTGACCGGTGACGTGGAGCCCTCAACCAACTCCGGACCGTGGCTGAAAAACGGAGACCGGTGGTATGTGTTCGACACGGCCTTGGGCCGATACGTTCCCATCAACATCGAAGACAGCGTGACTCAGGTTTACGTGGTCTCGGACGTCGAGCCGGATGCTCCGACGAACGACGACCCGGTGATTTGGTTGCGCACCGCGAACTCGCGCGTGATTGGCTGGTATTTCTGGGATGGAGCTATCTGGCGACCCGGTGGGAATGTGCCCCCGAGTGGTCCGACGGCTTCCCGTCCGACTACTCCAAAAGATTTGGAGCAGTTCTTTGACACGGACATCGCTTGTCTTCTTCACTGGGAGCGCGGCGCGTGGCGGACGGTCTCGGGAACTCCCGGGGACATCAAGTTTGTCACCACGGCGACGCTGACCGCGGCTATCACGGCGAATCCCGGATGGATTTACGTCGGTGAGAGCACTCTCGACTGGCGCGGACGTGTTTTGGGCATTGCGACCAAGGACCCGGGGGCAACTCCGGAGACGGCGTATCCGACGAGCGCTGGAATTTCTTCCCGCGCGCAGGCGGACGTCGCAGGCGCGGAGACGGTGACGCTGACTTCGGTCCAAGTCGAGCAACACTCACACGTTGTTGGCTCGGCGACATTGCTGAACAGCGACAACAACGCATACTTCCAGCGCGTGGACGATGCGGAGGCCCCGGCGATTCCCGGGCCCAAGCCGCCGAATTATTTTCAGGTGAATGGTGACGGTTCCACGAATGGAACGCACAACGGCGTGATGCCGGACCCCGCGAACGGGACGATGTTCATCACTTCCCGCCAGTTCAGTCTGGCGGATGTGCCGAACTACACGGGCGCGGCTGAATCGCACGAGAATATGCAGCCGACGCTGTTCCTGTGGGCCTTGGTGAAGACGTAATGGAGATTTCTCCCGTCAATCTCGAAGAGTTGCACGAAATAGAGCCGATGGCTCGCGAGTGCTTCCGGGATTTCAAGTATCCGGGGACGTTCGACTGGAAAACTTTCTCGGGACTGTGGAAGATGCACATTGAGACCGGAATTGGTCTCATTCTGCGCGCGGGGAACGCCGGGCTCCTCGGAATGGTGATTGGTCCAGACCAGTTCAACGGCTGGCGCACCGCGATGGTCAATTTTTGGTTTGTGATGCCGGCCGAACGCCGTCATGGGCATGGTCGGGACCTTATTCTCGCCGCGGAGGTGGTCGCCGCGGAGGAAAAGTGTCGTCGGATTCTCATGGGGCATCCGATTGGTTACGTGAAGTTTTTTCAGCGAATGGGATTCACGCCTGTAGAGGTGGGCTTCCAAAAGTTACTGTAATATGGGTCAAGTTCTATCATCGGGCACGTCAATCATCTCCGGGGTGCTGGAGAAGCGCGCCGCCGACAAAGCGTATAACACGCAGAAACACGGCGTCATCAAGCAACAGAAGTTGCTGGCGGATGAATACAACCCGGACCGCGTAAATACGCTGGTCAACAAGTATGACAAGGGCTTCCTCCAGAAGCGGCTCGATTTGCAGAAGGAGTTCGACCCGGAACTCTTCGCACTCCGCGAGCAGGGCAAGAAAAATCTCCTGACGGAGCTTGGCCGCGATAACGCGACCCGCATGTCGCAGAAAGTCGCGACGAAGCTGTTCGACGAGAACATCAACCCGAACGAAAGCTCGGAGAAGCTCAAGGACAAACTTTTCAATGAGGCCAACTCGGCTCTGGAGCAGGGTGCGTCTCTCCCGCCGGAATTTCAGGCGGAACTGGTCCGCTCAGGTCTCTCTGGTGCGGCCGGCAGCGGATTTACCCTCGACAAGAAGTCGATTGGCGGTCCTGTGGCGCACGCGCTCGGTTCGGAGGCCATCAAGCTCCAGCAGATGCGCCAGCAGCAGGCAATCCAGCTCGGGCAGGCCGGGCAGCAGCTCACTGACGCGCGCACTCGCATCCTGAGCAACATTTTTCCGACGATTCAGAATTCGGAGCAGACGGCCGAGGGTCGGAGCGCCGCGGCGTTCGCCATCGGCAACGAGAATCTCCCGAGTGGCGGTCTCACCGGCAAGGAAGCTCTGAGCTACGACATTGCCGGCAAGGAAGGCAATCGTCAGCTCACCGGTCAGAAGTATGACATGCGGGCGAACAAGACCCTGCGTAACGCGGCCTTCACGAACAATCTCATCGGTCAGTTGGGGTCCGCAGGCGGACTCCTCTATACTCCGCAGCAATACGACACGGGCCAAGGCCCGGGAGTCGGTGGTCCAGTTGCAGCCCCGGCCGGAGGCGGCGGTGGCGGTGGAGACATGCTCGGTGGTTTGCTGGGCGGAGGCGGCGGTGGCGGTGGTGGCGGAGGCGGCGGTGGAATGAATATCAGTTCCATCATCGGACTCGCGGCCATGTTCTGCGACGCAACCATGAAGGAAGTGACCGGTCAGGTTTACCCGTCGGACATTCTCGCGAAAGTTCGTGAGCTCCCGATGAGCCGCTGGAAATACATCAACCCGGTTCTCGGCGAAGGAGAACACATCGGCACGATGGCTCAAGATTTTAACCGACTCTTTCCGAATGAAGGGGGCGACAAGGTGATTCCAATGGTGGACATCATCGGAGTATTGCTCGCCTCGGTTCAGGCCCTCGCGAAAAAAGTCGAACAGTTGGAGAAACGATAATGCCACTTACAGTCCCCACATCTGGAGCGATGGCTCCATCGCCCGCACTGGTTCAGCCGGCCGATTTGCAACCCGCCCTCGACCGCCTTCATCAGGCTTACAAGGAAGGCTTCATCACTCAGCAGGACATCCAGAAGCGCACCGCAGTCGGAATCTCCGACGCGCAGGCGCAGCGCAAGCAGAACGAAGCCGCCGGGGCGAAAGCCGAGCAGGACCGCAAGGACCAGCAAGGTGGCAAGGGCTACAGCAAGCCCGGCACTTTTGCGCGCCTCACTGGAATCGGCACCGCGCCGAAGCCGGCGATTCCGACGCCAGCATCTCTTCCGGCATCCCCGGTGAACCCGAATGCGGGAGCCACGGAAGGTGGTCTGGAGCCAGCCGTGATTCCGACCCCGGCCGCAGCGGCACCGCCCGCTCCCAGTCCCTATTTGCAAGCAGCCTCGGCCGACGATTTCAATCCGGTTCACGAATCGACGGACGACCTTTTGAAACTTGTTCAAGAGGGCGGCTACATGTTCCCGTAATCTCATGCCTCTTCAGGACCCGAAAATTCAATCAGCGCTTGCCGAGTTGCGGCGTCGTGGAGTCATTCCGTCAGACGAACAACTCTCGCCATCTCCCGGGGCGCCACAGGATGAAGTTCCTTCGCTCCGAGAACCAGCTCCTTCGGCTCCGGCCCCGGTGACTTTGCAGGACATCTCACCGATGCGGTCCACTGGTGCGATGCCCGCGGAAGATTTGTCCAGTCCTCGTGATGTCGAGCGTCAGCTCAAGCTGAAGACCATGAAGGGCCAGCTCGCGATTCAGGACGCAGTGAACGAACTCAATCGGCGCGGAGTCAACCTCAAGTTGAAGACCCAGCCGGCGGAAGAGGAAATCGTCACCCGGCAGGCCGGCGAAGCGGTGGAGAATTCCCGCGGTCAGGGAGACCCGGAAGCCTTCAAAGGTGCGTGGCGTCAACTTTTTCCCGGGAAGCCCCTTCCCCGGAAGAACGGTCAGATTGATTACGATTCTGGTCAGGACGACATTGACGTCGAGCTCGACCGTCGCAAGAAACTCGAAGCGGCCAAGGTTGGGGCGCACAATGTCGTCGAGACAAAGGTCAAACGCATCAACCCCCAGACCAAAAAGGAAGAGGAGGTTCTGGTGCGGACGGACAAGATGACTGGACAGAATTTGGGTGAGACCGTTCTGAATTCTCAGGCCCCGACCCTTAACGAGCAGGAAGGGCAGGCTGCGCGGTATTCCGCGCGCATGAACTACAATCAAAAGATTCTGACGGATACTGAAAAGGCCGGGTTCAATCCGACGGCCATCAGCACCACTCTTCAGGGCTTTCTTCCAAACCGTTTTCAGCCGGAGCAACGACAGATTTACAATTCGGCGAAGCAGAACTGGATTGCGGCTGTTCTCCGTAAGGAATCTGGTGCTGCAATTGCGGCCAAGGAATACAAGGATGCCGACCGCCAGTATTTTCCGCAAGACGGGGACGCTCCGTCAGTGGTGAAACAGAAACAGGCGCTTCGAGAGCTTGCTGAAGAGGAAATGACGAAGTCCATTGGACCGTCGGCTCCCGACCGGGCTCACCCTGCGGCTCCCGGCGCAGCTCCCGCGGCGCCCGCCAATACTTCCACTGAGACTCCGGTCTCGGTGAACACTCCCGCCGAAGCTCCTGCGACGGCAAAATTCATCAAGTCCCCCGACGGCCGCGTATTCCGGAATCCGAAATACACGGGAGTCGTTCAATAAGAAATGCCCAACTCTGCCACATCGACAGACCCCTTTGCGGGTCTGGAGGAAGTCAAAGCTCCGTCTTCGGCCGCTCCGGACGCATTCGCCGGACTCGAAGAGGTGAAGGCCCCGGAGGCGGACGCCTTCTCTGGCCTGAAGCCGGCGGACAATCTTGACTTGCAGGATGAGTCTTCACTTGCAGGAGACGACGCTTTTCGTCCCGCGCAGTTCATCGCAGAAAATCCGGGTGTCGTCAATGAGCCGGACCGTTTCAAAAAGCTCATCAACGTCTATCGCCAGAAGCGGGTGACCGGTCTCAGCGCCGGCAAGGTTGCCGCGGCGGCGGTTCACGAAGCTCCCGGCGTCATCGCGAAGACAGTCAAGGGCGCAGGCCAGCTCATCAAGCGCGCGGTGGACATCGGTGTCCAGCCGGCCGCGAACGAAGTTCTCGGACTCGTCACCGGCACCAATATGGCGCCGCTCCGCGAGGAGACCCGCAAGGGACAACTCAAGGCAGCGGGTGAAATTGCCGCGGGCACTGAGCAAGCCGTCACAGGTCTCGCACAGCTCGGCGGGCAGGCCGCTCGAAAGCTTTTTGGCACCGCGCCGGACAAGCTTACGGACTCCGAGCTCTACGACCAGCTTCTGGTCGATTCCGAATTTCATAAGCAGACCAATCAGATTGCGCAGGGTAACAGTGACCTGTCGAAGTCGATTGGTCTCGACTCAGAGTTCCTGTCCAAGAACGGAGTCCAATTGGACCCGAAGGCGATTGAGAATCTCTCGCTGGTGGACCCGCTGACTCTGGTGGCGACCGCAGGTGTTTTCAAGGTGGTGGGGGTTGGAGGAAAAGTGATTGCTACCGCAGCGACCAAGCTGGGTGGAGAAGCAGTCATCAACGGTCTCAAGACGATTGCTGGAAAAAGTTTGCAAGCTGCCGGTCAGGTGGCCGCAGCGACCGGCAAGGTGATTCAGAAAGCTCCGCTCCGCACTCCAAGTGTGGCAGCGATTGGCGGAAGTCTGGCGACGGGGAATGTTCCCCATGCAATCGCGGCGTCGGTTGTCCCCGCGGCGGTCCGCTTGGGCGGTCGCGCGCTCGAAGCCGGCGGACGAGTCGCGGCCGAAGTCGGTCAGGCGGCAGTTCCCGGGTTCATTGGTCCTCCGACCGCAGCAGCGGCGCGTCTCGCGCAGATTGCTGCCTCTCCGGCCGCTCAGGTGGTCAAAGGGGTGGCCAAGGGTGGCGCGGCTGGTGCGGCCCTCGCGGCTCCGTTAGCTCTCGCGGCCGACGAGAACCAGACGGCCGGCGCAATCCTCGGTGGTGGCGCAGCGCTTGGTGCAGTGGCCGGCGCGGCTCACGTTGGCGGAAAGATTGCCGGCAACGCCGTGGCCAACGTCGTGGCGAAGAAGTTTTTCGACCCGCACTCGATTCCTTTCGAGCCGGTTCAGTCCCCCGGCTACGGAGTGGACAAAGCATTGGATGCAACGCACGATGCGGCGATGCAGACCCTCTCAGCACCCGAGCAGAATGCTATCAATAATTTCCGGGAGGCTCTCCGCGCGCAAGGCGGCGAGATTTATGTGCAGGACCCGCAGGCTTATGCCGACCGGATTCGCCAAAGTCTTCAGGCTGAGAACGGCGGCGGTCCGCTGACCCCGGAGCAGGAAGCGAAAGCGACGGCGTATGCCGACACGCACGCGGAGTTCGACGGGTTCATCACGGACTCGAACGGCCAGCCGCGGCGAGTGGTCTTCCTCAACGGCGGCGCCAAGGGTCTCCCCCATGACGCGGGGCATCTTTTTCAGTCGCTGTTGGACCCACAGAAGCAGACGCAGCTTCGGGATTCAGTTTTCCAGTCATACACGCCGGAGCAACTGAATGAGTTCGGCAAAGCCTACACGGACCGTCTCGGGGACCCGGAGTATTTCAACAAGCTCGGGGAAGAGGCCGGACGCAATAAGATTGCGGACGAAATCATCGCCGAGAACTTCAGCCAGTTGTTCGGGAATACCCCGCTCTCGGAGCTCAAGGGGCCCAAGTCATTCTTGGAGACCCTCGGACGCACTGCGGCGGAAGCCGGAGAATCCCTCGGTCTTGACCTGACTGGTGGTCGGACGACCCCAGACCTTCAGGCGACTCCTTCCATCCGTCTCCAGAACGTGCTTCGGAATGCGTCCCGGGAAGTCCTGAACGCGCCGGCCACAAAGGAGAAGCTCACACTGACCAAGGCGACCGCGCCGGAGAAAGTTCCGACGGCCGCAGAGATTCCGGCAGTGTCCGCTAAACCAGACGCTATTCAACCGCCAGTGTCTGCTAAACCAGACGTTGCCGCAGAACGCGCGAAGGTCACGGGCATTGCTGAAGCCCGCGAGCTCACCAAGGATAACCCGGAGGCTTCGGCCACGGTGGATACCATTTCCAAGTCGATGGAGGCTGGGAATCCCGCGCTCAAGATTGAGCATCGGGGGATTACTTCCCAAGCCCCCGTCGGCCCACGCGGAGAAGCTCGTGGTCCTCGCCGCGGCACGCAGGAAGCCGGCTATGCCGAGTTGGAGCGGCTCCAGATTGAGAATCGTGCGAACGCGCCGGAGTCGGTCGTCTCGGTCCATGAGAAAACTTTTGTGCCGGTGCGTTGGGTGAATCAAGGTGGCAAGGCCACGCTCATCGCGATGTCGATGGACAAGATTCTCGGCAACATCCGGAAGATTACCGAAGAGGCCGCAGCGAAGAAGGCCGACAAACTCATCCCCTACGAAAGCGTTGGTGGAGAACTCACGGAGAAGGGTTGGAATGAAGCTCTCGCCGATGTTAAGACGTATGCGGAAAATCAGTCTAATGGGTATCGTGGTGATGGGGCTCGTCTTGTCCGACCTAGCGATGAGGCCGGTGTCAGCATCCCGGCGGAGAATCCGAACTACACTCCGAAAACTCTCGGGGAAGCTCAGGCGAATTTCGCGAATCTCGTCCAAGGAATCGCACCGCCACAGACCGCGCGAATGGTCAAAGGACAAGTTCCCGGCAACGTCAAGGCGCAGCTCGTCGCAGAGGTAAACCAACGGGTCCCGCAGCCGGTCGCGAAGATTTCCCCCAAGGACATCACCAAGCAGACTTTTGGAAAGCCGTTCGAGGGACGCACCGTCAAAGAGACGAACCCCCTCCGCAATGAACTTTCGAGCAAGGGCGTCAACGTCCGGGCGCTGACCGAAGCGACGGAACGATTCGCCGCGCAAGACATCGCAAGTGTTGGCGAGGCCGCGCCAGAAGCGCAGATGAAGGCGCCCGTGACTGATGTCATCCGCGGGGGATTCCTCCCGGCCGGAAAGACGGTGGAACAGTTTGGGAAAGAAATTATCAGCCAGAGCGGAGATGACTGGCTGAAGACGGCGCAAAGTTTCAAAGGTGGGCTCACTCCAGAGGCGTATCGCCTTGGGCTCGGTCTCACTGATGTCGCGGACGTGAAACGTCTGACGGACCTTCGAGATGAAGCGTTGGCGAAATATCGGGAAGAGATTACGGCGGGACGCGCGGAGGAGGCTTATCCGTGGACCACCAAGGCTCAATTTTTCTCGGAGGCCCTCGGAGCGGCAACAGATACTGGTAGCGCGGCCAATCCTCGGGTTGGATGGCGTCGAGTCATGCCAGATGCGAAGGCCCCATTCCCGCAAGGGAAGGCCGAGCCCCGGCTCGAACAACTCCGCCCGGAACGTCTTTTCCTCCCCGCGGCGGACATTGAGAAAAGTTTGGACCCAATCAAGCGCGCGGCGATTCGGACCCGTAGTGGAAAGATTTACGAGGGCTCGTGGCACGGTGAAGCCTACACCGAGTTTGCCGACGCGATTGCGCGCGGTGAAGCGAACGAGAAGCTCCCGCCGGGATTCTCCAGTCTGACTGACTTGCTGGACTCCGTCATGTCCGGCGACCTTGCTGCCGAAGGCGTGAAAGATTTTGTCGAGGACGGTTTCGTGACCGAGAAGGGAAAGTTCCTGAATCGGGCGCAGGCGCTCGACCACGCGGAGAAGATTGGACAGTTGAAGGCTGGAGCTCCAGCAGAGAAGAACTCTGCGCGTGGCGAAGGCGTTCTGGAGTCGGCTGAGTTTGAGAACGAGCGGTCATTTCTCCCCAAGGGTGACAAGCCGATTCGTGACCTTGCGTCCGAATACGCGAAGACTGCAAAGATTCCCTACACCCCGCACGAGACCTACACTCCGCTGAATCCCAAGCTCGGGGAGAAGCTGGCGGATTTCTACGACTCGGCGAAGTCAGACCCGACTGACCCGGCGGTCCAGAAGTCGTATCGCGCGCTGGCTGACGAGACCCTCGCACAATACAAGGCGATGACGGACGCGGGCTACACCATCGAACCGTTCAAGGGCGAAGGCGAGCCTTACAAGAACAGCGATGAGGCGATTGCGGACATCCGGGACAACAAGCACCTCTATTTTCTCCAGACCGAGAAGACGTATGGGGCGGAAGGCGAGGCGAAGACCTCGGCTAATCCCATGCTCGCGGACTCTGGAATCAAGATTGATGGACAGAAGCTTTTGGTGAACGACGTGTTCCGCGCCGTCCACGACTTTTTTGGTCACGGTAAAGAGGGCTATCAGTTTGGCCCCCGCGGCGAGTTCAACGCTTGGCGCGCTCACTCCGAGATGTTCTCTCCTGAAGCGCAGGGCGCGCTTGCCGCAGAGACGCTGGCCCAGAACTCATGGGTGAACTTCGGTAAGCAGGTCCGCGGAAAAGAACTCGCACTTAAGGACCGCCCGTTCGCAGAGCAGAAGGCCATCATCGTCCCGGATGAACTCATTCAGGAAGCGAAGAACCGGAATGCGGGGGAGATGAAGTTTCTCCCCTCGAAGGAGCCCCGGGCGATTAAGGACGCCGCGGTCCAAGACCCGGAGACGGGGAAGATTTACACAGGCCGGTATCACCTCGCGGCGTTCGATGAAGCCTCGAAAGCCGGGTTGCCGGAGAAGACACTCGAAAGGCTGGTTGATGGATTCGTCACTAATGAGGGGGAATTTCTAAATCGGGAGGATTCTTTTTCCCGGGCGGTGGAGTTGAAGCAAATTACCCCGGATGATTACCGGGAGCAGATTCAGGCATACAAGGACGAAGGAGTGCCAGTGGCGGACGTGCCGTCATCCTTGGAGAACACTCTCTTCAACGATGTCCGTTCTGACCAACGAAAAGCGTTCTTGCCCCGCAAGAAAGCCGGCGGCAAGGTGAATCCCGAAGACCTCACCAAGCGTGATGAGCAAGGTCGCCCGCTCACGCGCGGTGGACTCGTGGATTACACGAAGCTCTACGCGGAGAAGTCGAAGAAGGCCAAGGAGCAGGAAGCGGCCGACCTAGCGTCGATTCCGAAGAAATACTCGGTGTCGGAGAAGATGGAACCGCCCAAGGGTTCTCTCACCGGATGGGTGTTGCCGAATGATGAGTTCGTTCCACTTGATACTGCATATCACGAAGATTTTCTCGCTAAGAACTCGGAGCAGTTGAACAAGGAGTTCGGAACGAATCTGTCTTCAAAAGCGAACCCGGAGGAACGTCTGGGTGCGCTCCAAAAAGGTTTCGTCCGCGTGCGTTACACGCCAAATGACGGAACCGTCCGCATTGAAGCTGCCGCGAACAACTGGACTCCCAAAGTCCAGAAATCAATTCTCGACAAGCTGGAAGAGCATGAGAATTCTATCGCCCGCGTTTATGCGGCCGTGATGGATTCCAAGGGCAATGTTGTGGACTCGGTCTCAGAACGGGTGGCAGAGCTGGACGGGCCTGAACGAATCGCGGCGATGAAAGACGCGCTGTCGCAGCTCAAAGGCGCAACGACGGAACGCCCGAAAGGTGTTGGTCCGACCGACATCCAGCGCGCACGCGCGATGGGCCAGACCCGGGAGCCACAGTTTCTTCCGAAGCCCGGCACCAAAGAGTTCAACGACTACGTGGACGCGCGCATCAAGGACAGCAAGAAGTTTCCGGAAGCGCTCCCACTCGAATTTCGCAAGGACGAGTCCGGGGATTACCGCACCGGATTCAATGGCGACGTTCTGCCCGTCTCCAAGGACTACGACCTCGCTGGCACTCCGCTCGCGAAGAAGTCCAAAGGCAAGACGCCAGAGCAGACCGAAGACAATTTCACCAGCGCACTCGCCAAGGGGCTGGAGAAGGAATACACGGAGGCCAAGAAGAACCCGTCCATCAAAGCTGGAGAGACGTGGTATAGCGTCTGCCGTGAGAAACTTCAGGCCCTTCTCGGTGAGGACACCAAGATGTTCGCGGAGCTTCTCGGCGCAACGTCGCCGCAGACCAACGTCGATGCCAACTTCGCCTTCGCACTCGACGCCTACAATCAATTCAAGCGGGGCGCCTACGACAAGATGCTGGAGAAGTATCGCGAGGGCAAAACCAAATTCAAGACGGGTGACTTGGATGAGTTCATTTCTGAGACCGGCAAGAAAGGCGCAAAAGCGACCTACGACGCCTTCATGTATTGGTGGGCCGAGAAGAACAATCTCGTTCCCACTCAGAGCAACGGGAAACGATTCGGGATGAACTCCCGCGCGGTCCTTCGTGTGCTCGACGGCTCATGGCTGGAGAACGTGAAAGGTCCCAAGACCCCGAACTTCACCGGCAACCTGACGGGCTCATCCTTCGAGGCGACAATCGACGTCTGGGCCATGCGGACCCTGCACCGGCTGGCGAATGAGGGCAACCCCAAACGCTGGCGGATTCAATCCGGCAACGAGACCGGGGTGACGGACTCCGACTTTTTCACCGGGCAGAAAGCTTTTCGTAAGGCGGCGGAAAAACTGGGTCTCCAGCCGGATGCGCTTCAGGCGATTCTCTGGTTCAACGAGAAGGACCTTTGGGAGAAGAACGGCTGGACGTCATCGGTCGGAAAGAAGAAATCCGACTACAACGTGTTGCTCCAAGCGACCGAGAAGACGCCTGAGGGGTTGCTGAAGAAAGTTGACAAACAGCTCTCTTTCGACGACCGTTCTTTCTTGCCTATGAAAAAGAAAGACTACAAAACTGCGGTGGAGAAGGCCGGATTTGAATTTCGAGACTGGCTCGACATCCTGCCTAACGGACATGTTCTGTCGAACCCAGTTCCTCTGGTTCAGGTCCCCCGGGATGCCAAACCCCCGCCGGGATTCACTTTTCAGTGGTCCACGATTTTCTACGTCGAGGGTCACGACCATCCTAAAGGGACAAAGATTGTCGCAATGGTTGCGGCGCCGGCAGAGAAGTCGGTTGACAAGTCGGTGTCTCCCGGCGATATTGAAGGGAAAAAGTAACCTATGAACAAGAACTTCAAGCCCCTCAAAATCGAAGATTTCAAGCTCACTCCTGAGCAAAAGAAGACCCTCGTGTCCGGCTCGCAGACGTTTCTGCCCCCGGCGGACGAGGACGGTGAACCACTGGCCACCGAGCCGGATACGCAAAACCAATCTCATGCCCCAAGTAAGCCCTGAAGACCTCGTCCCCGCTGCGGCGGGTGAAACACCGTCCCCCGAGCCCGCCGCGGCTCCTGCACCAGAAGCGGCACCCAAGGAATCCCCCGCCAGTGATGAGTTGCCAGATGAGCTCTTGAAAGAGGCTCCGGCACTCCAATTGCTTCTCCAAGGCGCCCCTCCGGCCACCATCGCCCCCAAGGATGCCGAATACCCTGAGCTGAAGGTTGTTGCGAAGCATCTCAAGGACCTCGGCAAGGCCGGCTTCGGCGTCTATCCGACGGCCGACGGAGCTAACATCGTCTTCTTCAACGGGTTGTATGTGACCCCCGAGGACGTTGCTGCGGCCGACAAGGCCGGCACGCTCGACCAGATTGCCGTTCCCTACGACGAGCTACGTGGCGCGCTGGGCGCACAGGATGGCACCGCCAGCGCGTCGGGAGCAGCTTCCGCGCCGGTTACACCCCCGCAGGCCGCGGGCGCTCCTCCGAACGCCTCCACGGAGAACAAACTCGCTTCTGCGCGCATCAAGAACACCTCCGTCGGTGCGCCGACATCCGGGCCAGTCCCGGGCCAAGGCCGAATCCTCAACAACATCCTCAAACCGGTCGTGTAGTTCAAGCCATGCTTGAACTACGGCGACGGAACTAATCAAATGCCACTCAATGACCCCTCCGACCCGATGCCCGGCGGACAGCAAGATTACAGCCCCGAGTTCGACGAAGAAAATCGTCGCCGGCAGCAGATGGAAAACCAGCCGACTCCGCACAACGGCCACGATGAAGAGGCCGACCGAATCCGCCGACTCAACGGCGGCAGTGGAATCGGAGGCGAAATCTAATGGGTTTCACTTGGGAGAATTCCTCGCCCGACGCGGTCACGGTTGGTGCGGGGACAAAATCGTTTACCCTCGTCGATGAAATCACGGGGCTGAGTTTCGACACAGCGACGCGAATCCGCGCCATCGCAACAGCGAACCAGTCCGTCTTCATGGAGGGCAACGTCATCTCGGCGACGGGACTGACTCTTCAACTTTCGATTGATACCTTCGAGGGCAGCAACGGCGGTCTTTTCGCCGGCTGGACTTTTGAGCTCATCAATCTCGGAGCAGACGGAGTTACCGGACCAACGGGACCGACGGGGCCAACTGGTCCGACAGGAGTTGATTCAACTGTTCCCGGACCAACCGGGGACACTGGTCCCACGGGACCCACTGGTCCAACTGGACCAGCCGGCGGACCTACCGGCCCGACTGGCGCAGATTCCACAGTGCCCGGACCTACAGGTCCAACAGGCCCGACCGGACCGACAGGTCCAACTGGCGCCGCGGGCGTCACTGGAGCAGATTCAACCGTTCCCGGGCCGACTGGACCGACTGGTCCAATTGGCGCAGCTTCTACCATTCCCGGTCCTACCGGCCCCACTGGGCCGACAGGTCCTACAGGGGCAGACTCGACTGTTCCCGGGCCAACTGGCCCAACTGGTCCTACCGGACCAACGGGCGCGGCGGGAGCAACCGGACCGACTGGACCAACCGGGGCAACTGGCCCAACGGGGCCAACAGGTCCAACCGGCGGAGCCGGAACTTCCGGAACAACCGCGGACGTTCAAGTTTTCACCGGTAGCACCAACTGGTCGAAACCGGCTGGAGCAAAATCTGTCACGGTAATCTGCGTCGGAGCCGGAGCTGGCGGTGGCGGTGGAGCTCACGCGGCCGGCGGCACTGGAAAACAACCGGGCGGCGGCGGTGGCGGCGGTGGCGCTTACGTCGAGATGAATTTCAACGCTGCGAATCTCGCTTCGCTCGTCGCAATGGTGATTGGTAACGGTGGCGTCGGCGGAGTCGGTGGCGCGGCGTCTGGAACTTCAGGCGCGACGGGAGAAGACACCACCTTTGGAAACTTCATGCGCGCGGGTGGAGGTGGCGGAGGCGGCGGTGGAGTCAGCTTTTTGACTGGAGTCGGTGGCGGCGGTGGTGGCACCGCAGGCTCGGGAACTTCGTCCACAGGAACCGGCGCGGTGGCCGGCGGTCCTCCGGGCTCTGGCGCGAACAACTTCGCGGTCGGTGGCCAAGGCGGCGCCGGAAACAGCACGGGCGGAGGCAACGGGGAATTTGGAGGCGGCGGTGGCGCTGGCTCAACTCCCGGCGGTGTCTCTGGCTCGAACGGCGGCAGCTCCCAATACGGAGCGGGCGGCGGCGGATGCGGCGGCACCTGCGGAACAGGAGCAACTGGAACTTTCAATGCCGGCGGAACCGGCGGAGCACCGAACAGCTACATCACCGGAGGCGGGGCGACCGGCGGACAAACCGTCGGGGCCACGGGCACCGATGGGGCCAGCGGCTTCACGAATTCCAACCTCTGCGGCCAAGGCGGCGGGGGCGGTGGCGCGGGAACCGGAACCACAACTGGCGGCAACGGCGGCGCTGGTGGATTCCCGGGCGGTGGCGGTGGTGGAGGCGGCGGCGCCTCAACTGGCACAGGCGGGACTGGTGGACGCGGCGCCGGAGGACGCTGCACGGTCATCACGTATTTCTGAGCTCTTACTGGACCAGCCGTCTCCCCAGAGGAGCGCGAGCCGGTCGAAGTAAGCCTGATACTGGTGCTTCACGGTCCTAATCGAATACTTCTCAACAGCTCGACTCCTGATGTAAAAGGGGTCGAGCTTTTTTACGTCCTCGATGGCTTGCATGAACTCACCAAGGTAGTGACAACGAAAACCCGTGCGGCCTTGCTCCACCGTCTCGGTGAAACCGCCCCACGGCGTTGAGATGACGGGTGTGCCGCAAAGCTGGGCTTCGACCGCAACTTGGTTGAACGGTTCGATGTAAACCGTCGGAGTCAGGACCGCCCGGGCGCGCGACATCCAGTCGTTGCGCGTCTTCATGTCGAGCGCGCCGAGATACTCGGCCCCGTGAGTCACCAAAGACTTGTCACCGTGCCCGATGATTTTCAACGGAACCCCCGCGGCATCCGCAGCCCGGCAGGCAATCTCCAGACCTTTTCTGGGCGTGAGCCGGCCAACGTAGAGCAAAAAATCTCCCCGCTCATTCCAGTGCCGAAAAGGAAACTCAAATTCGTCGTAGAAGCAGGGGATGACGGTGTCGAAGAATCGTCCGTTCGGGATTTGCTGTGCGCCGTAGCAGACGTGCTTCCACGCTTCGCTCTCGAACACCCGGTAGGGACCAAAAGAGCCGTTGTAGCCGATGGAATACTCGACGAACATCAAGTCCGGATGCGCGTCAGCGACGGGCTTCTGGGAGGAGCCTCCGATGCTGCAAATGAAGTCCCGCGGCTGCTTGCGCTTGGCGATTTCCTTGGCCATGCGCGCGTTGGCGAGCTGCCACAACGGGGACCACTCTTCCACGTAGGCATATTGGTAGGGCGTCGGCTCCGGCTCACCCTTCGCATTTTTTGTGCTGTTGAGCAGGGTCTCCTGTTCTTCCTTTCGGACGACTGTCACCAGCTCATCGCAGGGCGCCTCATTCTGTTCGGAGGCATAGAGGATGACTTCGTGGCCGAGCTGCTTCAGCAACTCGGCAAAGCGGATGGTGGCGACGCAGAACCCGCAGAGCGAATACGCGCGGGTGGTCTGGACGTTAGGAAGGGCCAGCAGGTGGATTCGATATTTGTTCATTGGAGTCCAATCGCGAGCCCGAAGACCCGGATTCCGTATTGCCAGTGGAAGAAGGCCCAGCTTCCGGGACCGACATGACGGGGGCAGCAATAGGCGATTTCAATCCAGCCGATGTGGATGGTCCAGACCGGACCATATTTCTGGTTCAATCGAAGTTTCACGAGCGCACCCCCAAGTCTCGAAGGTCCTCGGCCGAATAGACCCCCGTCAAGGTGTTGGGTGCGTCGTATTCGGTCTCGAAGTCCACGGCGACGGTCCGGGGCTTCTTCACCCTCCGGCCTTTCTCCGCGTCCTTGGCGTGACCGGTTGGATTGTTGAGTTGCTTGGCGAGACGGCGGGCTTTGGCCACTTCCATCACGCTGTTCATTCGCTGGATTGTTGCTAAGTTAAACATAGCTCACTATCGCACGGTCCGCGTGGATTGCAACCCTCTTTCGACGAATTTTTTCAAACCGGGAGATGAGCCCGGGGTCTTGGGATTCCGTTACGGACTCCCACAGTTCCTCGAACTGAAAACCCTCTTTGTCAGAGAGTTCCGTGCGGAGCAGAACGCAGTCCAAGCAGGTCTTGAACCTCATCGGCTCGCCGTCCCAGACTCCAGAGATGCGCTCATACTTTTCCCCGGGACGAATCTCTCCGCGGCACTCGCAACAACGGTGCCGCTTCCGGGCGACCGGCGTCACGGTGCTACAACATTCAGGTCCGTCAATCATGGGGCGTGTCTCTGTTCGTGATACGCCAGTTCAAAATCAGCCTTCACCATCATGTTCACCAGCTCGGGGAAGCTCACCGACGGCTTCCATTTCAGAATCCGCTTGGCGCGTGTCGGGTCTCCGAGCAGCAGGTCAACCTCCGTTGGACGGAGCAGGCGCTGGTCGAATTCCACAAACTCTTTCCAGTTCATGTCCATCGCCGAAAAGGCCAGCGACAGAAACTCCCGGACAGTGTGAGTCTCACCTGTGGCAATCACGTAGTCACCCGGCTTTTCCTGTTGCAGCATCAGGTGCATCGCCTTGACGTAGTCGCCGGCAAAGCCCCAGTCACGCTTCGCGTCCAGATTGCCGAGCACGAGCTTGTGCTGGAGCCCATACCAGATTCGGCCGACGGCGCGGGTGATTTTCCGCGTCACGAAGGTCTCTCCTCGGCGGGGAGACTCGTGGTTGAAAAGAACCCCGTTGCTCGCGTGGAGCCCGTAGGCTTCGCGGTAGTTGACGGTGGAGTGATGGGCCAGCACCTTGGCGCACCCATACGGACTGCGCGGGTAGAAGGGCGTCGTGATTTTCTGCGGCGTCTCCACCACCTTGCCGAACATCTCGGACGAGCCGGCCTGATAGTAGCGCGCGTCCGGGCAACAGGTCCGGACCAGCTCCAGCAACCGGACGGCGCCAAGCCCGGTGGCGTCGGACGTGTAAACCGGCTGGTCGAAGCTCACCCGGACGTGTGACTGCGCGGCGAGGTTGTAAATCTCGTGTGGCTTCACCTTCAGTAGCACTTGCGCCATCGCGGTGACGTCGAGCAGGTCGCAGTAGTGAAGAACGACTCGTTTGAAAATGTGGTCGATTCGCGACGTGTTGAAAGATGACGAGCGCCGGATGGTGCCGTGGACCTGATAGCCGAGTTTGAGCAGGTGCTCGGCGAGGTAAGAGCCGTCTTGGCCCGTGATTCCAGTGATGAGCGCTTTTTTCATGTAATTTTTTCAAACTCTGAAATTGGGATGTCGAGAAGTTCTTCGATGTCAGTTGAGATGTTCCGGTCCAGACGGTCAAACCTCCCGCCCACCTTCCGGGGGAGGCTCTTGAACATCTCGGGGGTAATGGCGGTCACGTAAATCCCGTTATCGCACTTGATGGCGAAGACAAACTGGGCCCCCGCGGATTCTGCGGCGTGCAGACAATACCGGACTTTGTTCAGACTGAGGTGAATGGTCGCGTAATCCCCAAAAACCATTCGCCGGGTCTTCACCTCCACGACTGCCTCCACCTTCGGGGGCTCTCCGGGCCGGACAAGTGTGAAGTCGTAGGCACAATCCGGTCCGGCAAGGATAAATCCCAGCCCGTAGTGAACCGAGAGAGTCTGGGCCACGTCCTTTTCGTTCTCCCGGTCTCTCGGCCGGCACATTCTTGGGTCTCTCATACGAAATGGCCGGGGATGTTGTAGGGGCGGTCAGCGACGACTTTGGCGAACTTCAATTCGATGTCATACGTTGCCGTCTTCCCGTAGCGCGGGTGAACGAGAAAGAAAACTTGCTTGGGGTCCACGGGAGAGAAACCGTTGGCCAGCCCGTAGCCGTCCACACCGGGAAAACCTCCATTAACGATAACCGCCCCGCGCGCATGGGGGAGAACAATCCCTCGGTGAAGATGCCCAACAAGATAGTAGTGTGGGCTCGAATCACCATCCTTGCCATATAGCTGGGAGTTGGCGGAGACCATTCGGCCAACAGCATGATTCGGAATTCCCAACGCTCGGTCGCCTCCTCGAAGCTGGTCGCCGTGGCTGAGATGGAATTTGAACCCCTGAACCGAGAAGAGCGAGAAGGGTTGCTCGTCAAGATTCCAGTGGACGGTTTGGATGTCGCGCGTGAGAGCTTGGGTGTAGGCATAGACGAAGGAGTCGAGGTTCGAGTAGCGATTGTCCGTCGGCATCTTGTGCTGGTTCATCCAGCGGGTGTGATTTCCAACGGTGCATTGAACGCGGATGGACGGCACCAACGGCGCCAGATTCCGGATGAACTGCGCGAACGCATGGCCGGCGCCGAACCATTGTTGGAAAAGAGTCGATTGCTGGCCGGCCTCGGTCGCGTGATTCAGCGCGCCGTGCAACATGTCGCCGCCCATCGCGATGACGAGCTCTGTGACTTCGGTGGTCGTGTGGTCACGCAGGATGCTCGTGACGGCCTCTTCGTAGAACTTCAGGCGTGCGAGGAATGTCTCGAAGTTGTATTCACCGAAGCCCATCGTCTGAGCCGGCAGAATCTCCTGCCCGACGTGCGTGTCCGAGAGAAAAAGGACAGCCGATTGTGACTTGCCCCGTCCGGGCGAGACCTTGACGACCGGCGGCAGCGCAGAATAGCTTTTCGGCGCGAGTTCCCGGGCGAGTTCAACCAGACGGTCAACAGCGGCTTGCTCTTTCAGCGCGCGTTCGTATTTCTTGTTCAGCGAGGTGAACTGGGCCTTCCAGAAGTCAGAGCCAACGCGCGCCTTGTCATCTTCGTAGGCCGGCGGAGGAGTGGAGCCGATAGGATAGACCGGCTTTCCGTTTATGTAGGTTACGAGTGACGCACCAGTAACGGACGAGATGCAGTCTCCAGCCCCCACCGGAAATGTCTTGCCCGGCTGGAAGGTCGCCGCGGCGGAGAGTTGGCCTCCAGCGGTAAACGGAGAAACCATTTCTCCCGGGGCTCCCGGAGGACCTTGGGGACCCGGTGGTCCCATGACCGGCTTGTTGACGACGAGACCCGCGATGGCAGCGGCGAGACGCTGGCGCTTTCCGCGGATAGCCGCTTCACTGCGGCCCGTCCGGATTGCGACTTCTTTATTCGAGAGACCGGGAGTTGCGAGGAGCGTCAACTCGGCGACTGTCCAAGGATTAGGGTTCATTTTCTGGTGGGTTTTGTTTTTTGAAATCTTCGGGCGTCTCCGCGGGGTTCTCCGGCTCCGGGCGGTCCACAAAGTCTGCGATGATTCGGAACTGGTGCGCGGGGACGCGATGAAAAGCTGCGTCGAAATCGGCAAGCGCTGCGGCGGGTGTCCGGCCGCGGCCGACAATGTGCATCCCGGGCTCTTCCAGCTTGCCCCAGAAGGCGATGAAATACTGGTCCGCGTAGGTCGCGATAGTCGGCTTCAGGATGATAGACGGCCGCTTGTGCATCTCCACCAATTCGAGATTCGCTTGGAGAAGCTGTTCCTGCTTCTTGTGTGCAGCCAGCATCGCCTTGTGGATGTCGCCTTGCTGGCTGAGAGACCAGCGAGGCACGTCCTCGACAATTGATTCCAGCCTCTCGCACGCCTTCATCAACGTGGTCTCAGCGGCGATTTCGTATTCTGGCTTCTGAGGGACCGAACCTTCCTCCGGGACTCGTTGGGTCACGATTCCGCGCATCGAGTTCACGATATGCAGCAGGATTCCGACTTGGTATGACGTGAGTTCCTCCCGGGTTGGAACGGAGAAGACGGGCTGCGGCGACGCACTCTCTAATCCCCCGCCGACGTTGTCTGAAGGTCTTCGATTCATTTTCTCAGCGTATGCTTCATCCAGTTCAACAAGTGTAACGCATCGACTGCGTTGTCGTCCAACTTTAGACCGGTGTTCTGGTCCACCACGAATCCCTTGCCCAGAGTGAACTGTGGATTCTTGCAGAGATAACGGGCCATGTCATCCTTTTCAGCGCGGCCCGAGCCGGTGGCGAATTTCTTCAGCGTTCCGACGGGACAGCATTCAACCTGACACTGAAACTCATCACTCACGAGCCAGACCACCGCGCGCCACGTCGCCCACAGATGGGCTTGCTTGGAGGTGGACGCGAACTGCACGTCTTCAAAAACAATCCATTCGGGGGCGGAGTGACGACAAAGAAGTCGGACCCAGCGCAACATCCGCATGAACCGCATGTCGCAACGGCGGTCCATCCGCAGCTTGGCTTGATGCTTGATTTCCTTCGGAGTCGCCAGCAAAATGCTACCACACGAAAGCGGATAGCTGTCAACCTCCAGCGCGTAGCCGGTGGTCGTTCCAAGGTCAAGCGCGAGGATTCTCATTTGTCTCGATTGCAGTAGGCGTGCCAGATAACAGCCCGGATTGTTGCAAGGTCGCCGCCGATTCGGTTTGCGGCTTCGATAACCCAGTCAGGATAGTTCATCGTCGGTCCACTCCCTTTTTGTGAAGCGCTTTGCGGAGCTTGCCCAGCACCTCTTCGTGAATCTGGCGGACCCGTTCGCGCGTCATCTTCAGCCGGCGCCCGACTTCGGCCATGTTCAACCCCTCCTCATACATGAGGGACAGCACGAGTTGCTCGCGCTCTGAGAGCCCGGCCTTTCCGGATTCCAGAAGCCCGTGGATGTAGTCGGCGAAGTCAGTTTCCTCGGTCGGATGCTCCACACTGGTCTCAACCCCCGGGGAGGCGATGGAGATGAGCGGCATTTCTGGTGTCTCCGGGAGCGGCACAAAGCGGGCGGAGTCGCGCCACATCTTCGAGATGGCGCCGCGGATGAAGGGCCGCAGGTAGCTCGTGAACCGGTTGCCGCGCGTAGCATCGAATTGCTTGCGGTCCACGGCCTGAATCAGCGCCTCGTTGGCGGCGGAGACAACCTCGTCGTCGGGAAAACGGCCCCCGGCGCACTTCCGGGCCACGATGGCAACGAAAAGCAGGTGATGCTTGATGATGGTGTCGCGCGCGGCTTCGTCGCCGGCCTGCATTTTTCGGAAGAGTTCCTGTTCTTCCTCCCGCGTCGATTTAACGAATCGCAGGTTGGTGTTCACTGAGTAGTAGTTGCTCATTTCAATCGTTTCCTTCGTTCTTCAAGTTCTTTCCAACGGCGGTCTAGGTCCCGTTGCCACGGCTCGAATACTACCCACCAAAGAAAGCCGAAGGACACCACAAACCAGAGAATCATCAGAAAGAATAGCGTATTCATTTCTGTTCAAAGTTTGCGTTGCCCTGCGGCGGGGGATTCCGGCGCTTGAAGTGGTGGTCCCGCTCGATAATCCAGATGCGCTCGAAGTCAGAGTCGTCGATAGTCACCTTCAGCATCCCTTTAGCCTGAATCTGGGCGAGGAACCGGCCAAATTGCTCCTGACGGTAGCCGCGGAGCAGCTCCGCGAAGCTCGGGTCTTTCGACATCGCGATGCGCAAGTCTGTGCTCGTGCCTTGCCACGTCTTGGCGGTCGCGTTCGATGTGAAGAAATCCTCCCGGAGCCATTTCACCAGCAGCTCGAAAAATCCGTTCACCGGAGTCGATTGGTTCGCCGCGCGGAGCAGGGTCGGTTCGCAGTAGGAGTTCATGCCCCAGCGGGCGACTGAGCCCTTGGTGACAGATTCCGGCGGGACAAATTCGAGCAGCCACGCGAGGAGATACGGCATCTCGCGCTCCACGATGAGAGTCATCTCGTTTTTCGGCGCGAACACAAACGGGCTGTCCGGGTTCATCCGGAAGATGAGCAGCTTGTCCCGGCTGTTCATGTCCAGATTCGGGATGTTGCGCAGGCTCTCGGGGTCGTCGTTACAAGTGAGAATGATTTGATGCTCCCACGGGACCATGCCGGCCTTGCGGAACTTCTCGTTGACACGGTGCTCCGGGTTCGCGAGAGACTGCTTGAGTTTCTCCGAGAAAATCCGGTGGACCATGTCAGAGGAAAGGCTCGTCCCGTCGTCCACGCACCAGACCGCCACTTGAAAGAGCTCCGAGTTGAATCCGTCGGAGCCGGAGAAATAAGCTCCGGCCTCGGCGAATCCCCCAAGGGCATATCCCACGACCGCGCGGGACAAGAATGTTTTCCCCTTCCCGGCGGGACCGCAGAAGATGACGCCGAGCCCTTGCTCAGGCTTCCGATTCAGGCAACCGCGGTAAGCCCGCTGAAAGCGAGTGAGAAAGAGCGGGAGCTGTTCCGCATTGGTGAACGCCGAGTCGAGGAAAGACGAGAGGACCGGGAATTTTCCGTTCGGGCCCCACTCGGATTTTTCCGTCGCCGGCTTGATGGCATCCCGGGAGTGAAGATTCAGGATGAGCTCGCCCTGATACTGAATGAGCCCCTTGGGGTAGAACGCGCAGCTCTGCGCACACTGCACGCGATTGTTCATCGCGATGAAATTGAGCGCGCGGTCCACTTCCGACGGCTCGGCGCCCTTGGTCTTGGTCGAAAGACCGTGGCTGACGTTCAGGAAACGGCGAATGTGGTCCTGCACGGCGTCCTGCCACTTCCCGGTAAGGTCCTTGTAGAAGTAGCGCTGGCCGTCGTAGAAAATCTCCTTTACGGCGTCGCCGAGCCGGGTGTTCTCGACTTGCTCGACGAACTCCGCGCCGACGATTTCTGCCCACGAGAAAAAGCTCTTGGAAGCGTGCGCGGCGAAGGTGTGCATTCCGGTCTCGCGCACAATGGCCGACTTGGGAGACTCAGAGCCCGGGACCCAGAATGAGGGCCCTTGAGCGGACACCGAGAACTCGCCTTCCCAGCCGGAGAACCGCGGGTAGCGCTTGACGCACTCCTCGCGAATCTTGTTCATGTCCGCGGCCTTGCCGAGCTCCTTGCGGGCCCAGTTATACCTTTCGGAGAACTTCATCACGAACCCAGTCATCTCAGACTCGGGGATGACGTAGTCGGAGAGCTTGGTCCACCGCGCGCCGTTGGTGTAGCAGCGGCTGATGGTGGTGAGGGCGCCCTTGTCGATGCCGGGGAGCATGTTCAGGGGCAGGAAATCAAACCATTTTTCTTGAAGCTGTTTGCAGAAGTGCGCGCAGGGAAATTTGATGGGCGTCTGGAGCATCCAGAGGAACCGGCCGTTGCCCGAGAGAGTTTGCTCGAACCACATCGGCTTCCGGTCGCCCATGTAGGTCACGTATTTCTTCGCTTCGTCGAGCGACATCGACACGTCGCAGTCGATGGGAATCGTCCACTGGCTGTGCGGGGGATTCGCGTCTTCTCCGTCGCCGCAGGAAATTCTCAGTCTAGGATTTATTCCCTCAAAAGGGGAATAGACGTGATACTTGGTGTCGGGGAGGTTAATCCACGCATCCCGGGCCGCTTTATCGGTAAAACACTTCTGAGGGACCAGAACCAGTTTGTCTTCATTCCACTCCCACGGAAGACAACCCTCCACCAGTTCAGTCGTGGAGAGGCGTTGAAGGTGCAGAAACATCGGAGTAAAGATGTAGGAGTCAGTCGGTTTTGTCAACCGATGGTTTGGGGATGAGCGCTCTCAACCGGGCGTTTCTCTCGCTCACCCGCCGATTGCACTCATCGTCTCGCTCCTTCGGGCCCGAGGTGTATCCGGTATCAAAGGTGCAACCTCCGTTCCCACACTGGGGGCAATGGGCAAAAAAGATTGACCCTCCTCCGTTATTAGAGCACCGTTGAGCCTCGTGCTCGCCGAAGGTGAACACGCATTCACAATTGGGGCACTCAGAAATCATCTCCTCCTTGTCCGGGGTCTTCAGTCCTACTCGAATGATTTTCATTTTCGGTAATGGGGGACTACGTTCGCTTCCGCGTCCACTGGGAGCCCGGGCATATACTCGGGCGTCTGGCTCATCACATGGCGGACGTCTTCCGCGGTGACGGACAGGTCGGCCTCGTTGACGGCTTCGTCGTGGACGTTCCAGAGCGGGTCAATTCCTTGGTCGTCGAGCGCGAGCAACTGGTCAGCGAAGATGTCGCGCGCCGTGGCCTGCACAAGATTTTCCGTGAGCTTCCCGCCGTAGAGATTTTCCCGGATGACTGCATTCTTCTTCGGGTTGAAAACGTCCGCGGTGTAGCAGCGCTTGAAAATGTATCGAGCCGGATTATCGGGGTCAACGGTGGCCTTGCGCTCGCAGCGGACGTTCGGGTATCGGAGCTCCCGGCCGGAAGGCAGAGTGATGGTAAAGTCCCCGCCCTCGCTGTCCCGGAATGCTTGGTCCAGCCGGCGCCAGATGCCCGGGCTGTCCGGGTCGTTGCTCGCGATGAGGGGATTCTGTTCGCGATACTCCTTCACGATTCGCTTGGAGTTGGAACCGTATCCCGGGAGCATCTTCGGGGACCCGTCGGTGTTGTAGCAGAGATTCCCGTCTTGATTGGTGGCGTGAATCTCTTCGGGGTCATCGACCGTGATGTCGATGCCGGCCATGTCGTAGGCGACGGTGATGAACTTTTCCCAGCCGCAGCCGTAGCCCAGCCCGAGAACGCGCGCCTTGGCCAGCGCATACAGGTCCTTGTTCTCCTTCTTCAGCATTCCGCCGGTCCAGCCCATCGTCGCCCGGGCGTGAGCTTCGTAGGGTGACTGGCCGCGGGACATCATCTCCAGCATCGCCTTATCCTTGACCAGCCACGCGAGGACGCGCGGCTCAATCTGCGACAAGTCCGAGATAATCATCTGCCGGCCGGGCCGCGCAGTGAAAAGGGCCCGGATGTCGAGCGAGCACTGGACCCAGTCAGGAGCGACGCCAAATCGTTCCAGCCCCTTGTTGATGTCAATCAACCTCACCGGGTCAGTCACGAGCCATCCGTCGTTGTCACAATAGAGCGGCTCCTTGCGCATGTTCTGCATGTTGAACCCACCGGAGCCGGACCAGCGTCCGGTGTGCGCGCCGAAGTAAAGCAAATCGAACGGGAAGCAGCCGTCCTCATAGAGCCGGGCCCGGAGTGTTTCCAGTGTCGTGATGAACTTGTTAATGACCCGGTAGTCGGTGTAGGCTTTCACCCACTGATGCTTGGGCGCGTATTCAGCCGCCCACAGGTCATACGCTTCCTCACCGTCGCGTGTCTTGACCGGCGGCGGGGGAATGTTCACCATCCGGCACTGCGCGGCCACGGCAATCGGGCTCGTCGGCTTCTTGCCCTCTTTCATCCACGGGAGAACGGACTCAGCCTGCACAAGCATCTTGCAGGCGACGGAGTAGAACTGTTCCAGCTTGACGGTGTCAATCTGCGCGCCGCGTCGGCACTGCCGGATGGTCAGCTCGGAGATGCGCCGCTCCCGCGTCGGCCAGAGATGCGAAAACTCGTTCCAGATTCTCCAGCAGTAAATGGCGTCCTGCTTGGCGTATTCGGTCATCGACTTCCCGCCGTCTTCGGCCGAGAGCATCTCCCACGTTTTGCCGTCGGCGTCGCCGCGGACCGACTTGTCGAGCTTGACACCGAAAAGGAACTCCGCGGCCCGGCCCAAGTCGCGCCGGCTGCAAACGTAGGTTGAGAGGTTCGCCGTGCAGTGCCACTCGGGAATCTTCAGGCGAGGCGCCTGCCCACGCTTGACGAGCTCCTCGTAAACAGAACTATCGAATGCGGCGTTGTGCGAAAGAAGAACTTGGCCGTCGAGCGCGTCCCAGTTGAAACGGTTACGGTGCCCGGCCCATGCGGTTTCACCATCGTAAACTGAGATGAAGTAGGCGTCGAAACGGGGGTCCCGGACGTAGCGCTGCATTCCTTGCTGCTTGATGCCGAGACCCTCTTTCTTGTTGTAGTAGGTTTCAAAGTCTAATGAAGTTGGCACCCGGGAGCATAACACCCCCGGGTGCCCGAAGTCCACCGTTAGGTCTTGAGAGTGCAGCCGATGGACGGATGCCGCATGACTTTGGACTGAACGATGACGAGAGCTCGAAAAGCCAGCTTCTCTTTGAAGTGCTGGAGCGCGGTCCCGGTGATAAGAACGTCATGGTCAGGGTCCGGGATAACCACGTCCGAGGAAGGTCCCCCCGCAGTTTGGCGGATGACCGCCTCCACCTCGGCTTCGATTTGGTCAAGGAAATCTTCCCCGACGCGGGTGAACTTGCCGGCGCGGCGTTCCTTGCTGACTTTCAGCGCGTAGGCTTTGACGGCGCTGCGGTTGATTACCGACTGGGTTCTGGTGATTGTGGTTTCCATTTTTTCAGAGTTCTCCCGTGGTTGAGGTTTGTTCGGCGACGAGCTCGTCAATCCGGCGCGAGGCGTGCCAGCCTTCCCGCCAGAGCGGACGGGACCGGGAGTGCAGGTCGCAGGATTCCACCGGGAGCCCGGCGTCGTGTGCGTTGAACCCCGTCTCCCAAGACTGATATTTCGAGAGCATGGAGGCGTCGAGGGGTATCGGGTCCGCAGGAAGTTTTCCTTCCCGGGCCCGCCGTAGTAGCATGTTCAGTATGTTCATTTTTTGAGGTTTTCCGACAGTTGAGAAGCGAGGTTGATTGCCGCCAAGGATTCGTGGAAGCTCGACGACTGGAGCTGTCCCGGCTGAGTGGGGGACTGCGTCAGATAAAGAACCACGCAATGATTGTTCGATTTTTCGGGGCAACAAGCGTTCCGGGACCGCATGGCGGCTTTCTTCAGCTTGTTGATTTCCGTTACACTGAGAACCAGATATTGTTTTGACATATCGGAAGGTCGCACCGGTCTGCCCGGCTGTCAAAAAGAAAAAGCCCCTATCTCACGATAGGGGCTTTACGGTTCGAGGCAGACTCAGTGAGTCAGCTTGGCCGCGCGCTTCGGCACCAAGCCGGCGCGTTGCAGACGGCCGCGGACTGCGGCCTTGGAGCGATGGGGAATCGCTTGATAGGCCGCGGCATGGCCGGCAGTCCGGAAGGACTGTTCGACCAATTGGAGTTCCTTGATGCTCCACTCCGCGCCCGCGGAACGGGCGAAGGGCGGCTTTGCGGGGTGCATCACCGGGAGGGAGTTCAGAGGAACCAACTGAGTCGTCGGAGCGACCGGCGCATTGACTGCGCGAGTCGGATTCTCGCCGCGGATTTCGATGGGGATGGCGTGGCTCATGGTTAGCAGCCTTTGATGGACGCAATCAGCGCCTTCAGTCCATCGGTCACGGGACCGGCGGGACGGAAGTCAGGCACTGGCGACGTGTTGCCCGTCGGGAACTTCTTCATCTCGGAGCCGAGCGTGAAAAAGTTGTCCGAGTAAGACACGTTCGGATTGCCGAACGAGCGGGTCTTCCGGAACGTGAAGATGGTCTTCGCGCCGGAGTTGTAGTCGGAGCCCTTCATGGTCAGCATGACCATGACGTATTGCTTCCCGTCCGCGAGGTAGGGAAACACGGTCTGGTTCGGGTCCGGGAATGTCGCCGGCTTTTCCACCAGCAACATCGCGGTCGTCATGTAGTCGAACCGGCGCAGCGCTTTGACCGCGGGGTTCTCCTTGTTGGCCTTGACGGACTCGTTCCATTCCTTGTAGTCGAGCGTGCCGCCACACTTCACCACCTCTTCACGAGTGCGGCAATGGAGCCCGAGACCGCCGCCGTCCACCTTCTCGACGAAGCTGGTGCGCTTGAAGCCAATCACCACCACGTTGAGCGGAGCGGGAGCGGCCGGCAACGGCTGGTTCGGCAGTGCCTTCGGCACGGAGAACAAGACGTGCGTCTGGTCCAGAACGATGTCGCAAGCGTTGAAGACCAGCGACAGGTCGCCGACCTTCTTCACGATGTTGATTTTCGGGATGATGATGTCTTCAAACCCGATGTTGTTGTCGTCGAAAATCGCGTGAGGCGATTCCGCCGGCACAGAGACCGCGCGTTCCGTCGGCACGGAGCCACCGGATTCGGGGCCCTGTTCCGCACAGCCGGCATCGGCTGGAGCGGGTTCACAGGCGGTCGTGGTCGTCTCAATGGTCACTCCCTCCACAGGAGTTTGAACGACGTTTTTCTCGAAGCTAACTTTGCTCATGGTTTCGTTTTTTGGTTTGGTTGTTGCAGAGATGGCGGCGATTACAGTTTCACCACCAAAATGTCCTGATTGGGGACGACGTAGCGGTTGACGGACGTGCTCTCGACGAACACTTGGAAGTCCTTCAGCTCCGCGGGGCCGACCTTGATTTCTCCGACGACCGGGAGACCCAGCACATGGCGAATTTCGTCGTTGTTGCCCGAGTAGAGATGCCCGTCCGGCTTGGTGCGCAGACAGATTTTCTTGTGGGGCTGAATCGTTTCGGGCTTGACCAGCTCGTAGAACGCGGAGCCGATTACATACGGCTTGCTCGTCGCGCGCTCGACGAACGACGCGATGGATTCCCTGCCGCTGCCCGTCGCCTTGAACACCGTGTAGGCGTCCGTGACCGGCTTCAGCTTTTTCACAACGTCGGTGCGCTTGCCAACCGCGGGAGTGAAAAGGTTCTTGGAAGAGCGAACGCCACTGGCCCGAAGGGTCATGTAGTTCTGCGTCGCCGCCTTAACTGCGTTGCTCGCGTCGTTCAGGCCCGCCTCGGAGGTGCAATCCCATTGCTGGATGTTGCCGGTGGAAAAACCAAGCTCCCGGCATTGGCGATGGGCTCCGTCGGTGGGGACCAGCGCACAGACCGTCCAGTTCTCCTTCAGGTGCTCGAAGCGTTCCTGAAGCAGCCGGCGGTTCGAGTTGCCCGGGTAACGGTCAACCGTCTCCTCACCGTCGGTGATGACGTAAACGAGAAACGCATGGTCCGCGTGCAGTTCCGGCGTCTGGCCGAGTTCCGCGAGCGTCAGGAGGGTTGCCTGAATCAGCGGAGTGCCGCCGGTCGGGGAGTATTGACCCTTCAACGAAGGCAGACGCAGCACGTCGCAGTCATACGCGATGCAGCGGGTCTTCGTGCCGTTGAACAAATACAGCGAGACTCGCGTCTCCTGTTCCTGTTTCACCGATTGCTCGGCGAGCGTTTTGATTTGGTCGTCGAAAACTCGAACGACTGCCGCCTGATGGCGGCTCATTGAGCCGCTCTCGTCAATGACGAAGGCGACGTGGTTAATCGGCCGGAGCCGGATGGTGTTGGTGGTGTTCATAAAAATCAAAGTAGCACTCGTGTCAATCTTTGGCGACCTTCTTGTCGTCCTGCACCCGGCTCTGGCGGAGGAACGAGAACGGCTTGCCGAGCTCGATAGCGCCGCCGGCTATCGCCGCCTTGCCGAAGTCTTCCACCGTCTTCTCCTTGGCGCCGCGGAGGGCCCAAGTGGAGACCAATTTTTCGAGCTCCCCGATGGGAACATCGAACAGTTCATCCACGAGATGCTGGTGCTCCGCCGGGATGTAGTTCTTGGCAATCTCGCCAAGCTGGCGGGCTTTCACGACGGCACGACGTTGCGATTCAACAAGGGTGTAGCCCTCGGGGATGAAGTCCGGGTCCTCGACAGTGCGAGCGGTGGCTTGGCGTCGGAACGCCTCGGCCCACGTCGCCACGATGGCAGCGAGCTTGATGCCGAGAGCTGCATCCTTGGAATTGGAAACCATCGACGGCGTGACCGTCTCCGGGATTTCGAGGGGGCGATACTTCTTCCCGAGCTTGAGCGCGACTTCCGCAACCTTCGGACACTTGCCGATGAGACCGCAGAAAAGGCAGCTCGACGTGTTGGGCGTCGCCATCGAAAAATCTTCGGGGTCCTTGCGGGCTTCAATCGCGCGCATCACCACAGTCCGAACCCGGACCAACATGGTGTCGAAGTCGGCCGCGATGAAGGTGTGCTCGGTGGTGTAGTCGAGGTGCGGCATGATGAACCGGACGATGACTTTCTTCACCTTGGGGAACGCCTTGATGACACCAAGCGCGTAGGCGATGCCCTGAAGGTTGTTCTTGGCCTCTTCGACCGCGTTGTTGCCGAATTTCCAGTCGATTACCTCGGCCTCAATCTGGTCGGCCGACACAAGAACCACGTCCGCGTAGCCGGCGGTGGTGCCTTGGAACGAGCCGATTTTCTGGTCGTCCACCGGGAGATATTGCTCCTTGAGCATGGTTCCGCCGGGATACATCTTGAAGCGTTCCTCGGCGAACTCGATGCAGTTAATCACGGCCGCGGCGCGGTAGTCGGGGAGCTTCGGGTCGTCAATTTTGGAATCGACGGCGTCGTGCTGGCGAGTGCCGACCTTGGCCATTTCATGGACTTCGCCTTCACGCTGCTCGAACTTGGGACACCCCTCGCGCATCTGGAGGGAACTGGGGGAATAGGGGTGATGGACGCGGGACTCGGAGGTTTCAGGTTTCATAGAATGCACAAACGCAAAACCAAGATGCGAATTCAACCCGGGATGTCAACCCCGATATTGTTGATTTTCGACGAGAGCCAACTCGGATTGAGACGACGTTCGGATTTGAAGTCCACCGCTCCGGCGTAAACCGGAATCCCCATGCGGAGGGCCTCCCGCACTTCCTCCCGGGCGCCACTGGACTTCATCCAGTCCGGCGTAAGCACGAGAGCCTCACAGCGACGGAGGATTTCCAAGTCACCCTCAAGCCAGACCGAATCTGGCGCGGCACCCTGAAAAAATCTCGTATTGGTGTGCGGACAGATGGCGCACCAACCCGGCGTGCGCCAGATTTCGAGCGAAAGCGCTTCGGCCCGACGGATGTTCTGCTCAATCTCCCACGCATTCTCCGCGCGAAAAGGCCCGGCGACGTATGCGATTTTCATTGGCAGTGACAGGTGCAGGGATGGTTCGCGGCCCGGAAAATCTTGGCCCACTGTCTCCCGCCCCAAATCATCAGGGCGAGACAAACCATTCCGGTGATAACCCACTGATACGGTCTCATACCACCAGACCCTGTTCCTTCGCGCGCTGGCGGGCCGCGGCCCACTTATCCTGCGTGCGCTTGCTCTCTGCCTGCTTCGGCGCGGCCGAAGTGGGTGTTACCACTTCGACCACACGAAGCGAGGCGATTTTGCCGCGGCGCAGCCGGGTCTGTTGCTCGGCGCAGAGTTCTGCGTAAGCGTTGGTCTCGGGACGGCCCCGGGTTCCCCACAGGGTCTGCATGATTTGTTTTGCACTGCGCGCTACTTTTCCCATATCACTTCTTTCGGTTGCGTGGCTTGAAGCCGGGCGTGTGTTCGATTGCGTGAAGCAACCGAATCTGAGCGTCCGCATTTTTCTTCGTGCAGTTCTTGCACTTGACTCCATGCGGGCTCGTCACTCGGACCCCACCACTTTTGGTTTTGGTTTCTTTGTATGGCATCTGTCTTCCCTCCTTTCTAACATACTTCTGGAAATTTCTCCAACTTTAGGTTCGGGATGGCGGCGCAAAGGTCGCCATCGTTCAGCAGGTCAATGCGGTCCAGCTTGCCGGCGACAGCCTTGTGGACGCGCTCCTGCACCGTGCCAGCCGCGAGCACGAACCGAAAAAGGGCTTTCGATTTCCCGAGTGCTCGACGCAGCCGGCCGACTACCTGACGGGTTTGCTTGGCGGAATATCCGAGCGAGCCCAGCCCCAGCCGCGGGAATTCGCCCCGGACGTCGTGAAGGTTAATCGACTCAGAGCCGGCGGCGTTGGTGCAGACGATGTAGGGTTCTTCGTCACGTTGAAAAGCATCCACGCAGGCCATGCGGCGGCGGGCTCCTGCGTCGCCAGTCTGGGAGCCGTCCACGCGACAAGTTGTGCCCAGCATCTTGCAGCATTCTTCGACGGTCTCGCGATAGTTGAAGAACAGCGCAACGTGTCTGCCTTCAGCTTTCGCATCCTCGGCCAGCTCCACGAACACCGGGAGCATCAGCATCTCGATTTCTTGCTGGTCCCGGATGAGTTCCGTCAGCGCCGCCACGTCGCCAGCGCGTCTTGCATTGATTCGGTCAACGGCACACTGCATCCGGCCATAGAGAGAAGCGATGCGACCAGCAGCCTCGCAATTGTAGAGCTCCGCCGTGATTTGGATTTCTGGGAAGGCATCGCCAAGCGAATCAATACGCACCCGGGTTCCCCGCTCGGGGAAGAGTTCAGCGTGAAGAGCTTGAAGAATTTCCCTTTTTCGAGCTGCTCCTGCCGTGAAGTGCAGCCCGAGCATAGGAAGCTTCTGACAACCATGTCGGAAGGCCCATTGATAGAAACCCCGGGGGCCCGCGCCGTCTCGTGCATCGACCAAGTTGTGCAGGCCCAGCAGGTATCCCAAGGCGCGAAAATGGAGTGGCGACTCTGCGACGGTGGCGGACAGCACGAGTGTTTTAATCCGCTGGCGTCTTGCTGCAATGAGCATATCAGCTTGGAGAGACTTGAGAGCCGAGCAACGGTGTGCTTCATCGAAGACAAGAGTCTGAATGGCGGAGTGCCAGTTAAACTTACCGTAGGCATGAGGCACTGGTTTAGAAACAAGTTCATGGGGCGAGTGGGGTTGAGGATATGGGCAAAGGTCGGTTGGGTCTTCCGGATGGACGATGCGCTGACATCGGGTGCAACGGTGAATTCTTTTTCGTTCGGCCGGCATCGGGTTGTCCCACCAGCCGAACGGAGTCTTGCCCAGCCGGAGCGCTTCGTAGTGGAGCGCGTCGAACTCGGTGTTGAGATGAGTTCCCATGCGCTGCCAGCCGGCGACAGAGACCCGCGGGCAGACAACCAGCGCTGCGTCGTTCAGCGCCCGCAGGACGGCGATGGCGTGCGCGGTCTTCCCGGTGCCCATCTCAGAGGCGTCGAGCGCAGCGCCGTGCTTGAGAAGAGCCCGAAGCAGTTGTCGCGCTGCTTCGGGCTGGTGCGGTAGCAATCCTGTCGGGTCAATTTCCACTTGCGTAATTGCACCACGAAGCGTGATTCCCTATTTTCCCACAGCATTCATAGACGGGAGCGTCGAACGGACTCACCACGCTCTCGGTCTTCTCGAAGACCTCGCATTCGCCTTTCGACAAATGGCTCTTCAGTCCGACGAGGTCGAAGTCGGGTTCAGCACAAAACGGACAACAGATAGTCATAGGATGATTCGGACCACTTCGATTGCCCCTTCGTAAATGGAGCCGTCGATGGGCATCATCCTACCATTCTGCGGCTCAAAAAACAACCATTGGCCGTCGTCGCGCTGGATGACGTTAATCGCGTGATAGAAATCCCCCGTGAACGAGTGCGAGAACAGGTCGTAATATCCGTCAACGTGGATGAGGGCGATGCCGACGACGGGCGGGGGTGGAAGCATGTAGGACTCGGTCCTCATGTTCCAGCACTGCGCGAGGTAGAAAAACTCCAGAGCGAAGTTGTCGCAGTCCCACGCTTCGGACTCGTAGGGGAAAGGCTCCTTGCGCGCTTTCCAGAAGGCAATCAGGCTGTCAATCGACTCGGGCGAGAGCTGCCGATAGATTCCGTCCCACGGTCCGTCCTTCAGCTCCTCGTTGGCCTCGGGCCAGAGGAGGGACGACATGTCCGAGACCAATTCATCACGACGAATAAACTTCGTCGGGTCCAGCCCGACAATCGTCCCGGACTCCTGCTCATCGACGACCGGCGTCGAGGTCGTCAATAACTTCATCCCGGAGGTCAAGCCCCCGCAACAAAGAGCGCACACGAGCGCGATACCAATCCAACCAAACTTCATCTGCTACCTGTCCTATCTGCGGTTCGGCGTTTTTCTTGAACTCGTTCAACTCGCCTGCCAACCGCGCTCGGAGCAAGTAGAACCACGGCGGGTCAAACAGGACGCACGCCTTATCCGCCCAGCAGAGTAGGGATGGAGATTGATTTGTCTGGCGGGACAGTTCACGACTGTGACCGACCGCCAGAAGGTAGGTAGCAAAACCGTAGGAGCGAACCTGATTCTTGGGGACTCGGAAGAGCGGGCAGAGGAAATGCACCGCCCGGGCTGCGAGGCAAGCGCCCTTCACCGGATGCTTTCTCCCCTCCGGTCCGTCGAGGTTCGGCAGAGTGACGTAGCCGGCGTCGTGAAAAATGATGGCCATCAGCGTCCACCAGTTTGGATTGTAGCCGTAGAGCCAGCGCCACGCGCGCCAGACCGTGAACGGGTGCCAGATGAACTGGTGAACCCCGAACAGGACGGTGCGCGTTCCGATTTTCATTCCCAGCAAGAGATGGCCAACCGAACGAAAATCGACGCCGTGGCAAACAGTATCGACGCAATTACAATCGCGAATGCGGTTGTGATGAGGGTCTTCACTCGTGGTCGAGGGTGTGCGGAACGGAGTTGTCGTCATTGTCGAGCGCGTGAATCGCCATCGGCACGAGCCAGCGAAGGTTCGGGATAACCTTCGGATGGTTGCGAACGTCGATGATGCTGAAGAGTCCGACTTGCTCCTCGGTCATTTGCGTCAGGTTGTCGCGGCCCTTGGGCAGACGAATCGCGAAGCAATGAACCCGAACCGAGGGAAAGGACATCTGCGTAAAGGGAAGCCACTCGGGCGTATGCGTCACAATTCCCGTCTCTTCCCGAAATTCTCGGGCCATCGCCTCAATTGGTGTCTCCCCCTCTTCAATCTTTCCGCCCACACCGTTTAGCAGGCCCTTCTGCCACGCTGGTTTGTTTTTGCGAATCAGCACCACGAAGTTGTCGTGGTCCGTGAACGCGAAGCCGAGGCAGTAACTGGTCATAGCATACCCCAACTCTTCGCCATCCCGCGAAGCTCGAAGTGAAAGTCCTCCAAAGAGCCGTGATTGGAAAGCTGGAAGTCTATCGCCGGATGGTCCCGGTCGTAGGTGACTGTCGGGTCCGCGGGAATTCCGGGACGGTCCACCCAGATGATTTTGTCGAACAGGTGCGCGGCAGCGACCGCTTCGAGCTCGACTTTGTCCCGGATTCCGGCCGTGATGTCGCCATTCGCCAGCACCATGCGCGCGAGAATCGTCGGGTCTGTTGCCCGAAGGTCGTTGCAGTAGTCATACCACTGCTTCCGGTTCTGGTGACGGGTGTCCCACGCAACCTGCGGGTGCTGCCCGAGACGCGCGGCGACGTAGGGAAGTGCGGCCCACGAAAAGCTGCCAGCGTAACGGAGCCCGGTTATCTTGGCGAGATGCGCCGCGGCCTCATCCTTGCCAACGCGGCCCCAGCCCGCGAACAAAATTCTTTTCATACGGGTGCTGCTCGGCGTATTCCTGTTCGTCCGCAGGCACTTTTCCGTGGTAGCTCCGGCGGGCCAGCCGCTCCCAGTCGCGGAACCAATCGGAGTCCCACCAAACGGTTTGAAGTCGTAGCTGATGTTGTTGCTCATGCGCGGGGTTGGATTCGTCTGGATGCTTCATGCTGAAGCGCGGTCAGATGTTTCTGTGCGTCCAGCAACGAGAGCTCGATTGCATTCTTGCGCTGGAGAAATCGGAAATCCTGTTTGCCTTCCAGCCGGGCCTTCTCCCGTTCAAGCGCGCGGATGCGGGCCGGCAACCGACGGAGACAGGCGCACAGTTGTTTTGCATTACGACTCTTGGCGAAGGCTTCCACCTTGACCGCATACGGCTTCTGGTTCGCCACCGGTAAGATGATTATCCGGCCCCGCGAGCGGAGCATGGTCTTGCGGAAAGAAGCGCTCGACTTCCCCTTGGGGTTGGTCAGCATCTCGCTGCTCACTTCGAGCGGGATGTCCGGGTCCTGACGGGGATACTTGTCGGTCGGGCGCGGGACTCCCCGCTTCTGGAGAAGTTGTTTCGGTTCGATGTTGGTGCTGTTGGTCGTGTTCATTTTTTGGTTGTTCACGTGTTATCGAAATTACGTTCGCACAGACTTCGCAGAATGTCCACCGATTGCCCTGAGCGTCCTGCGCGTAGCGCCGGCTGACGGTGACTTCATTTCCATTCGCCTCCCGATACTTTGCCTGATTATCATTCGGCTTGCACAGGATGTGCAGCCGGCAGAGGTTATTGGCGCAGAAAAAGGTCATGCCTCCGCGTAAGCTTCGGTGGCCCGGGCCGAGTCAAGAAGCTGCTTGAAGCCCTTCGGGGACTCATCCCCCTCAATTGTTTTCTTGAAGCATTGGCCGGCGGCGATGTGGTAAATCACGATGCCTTCGGGCTTCCTAAACCCGGGCGCCGCAGAACTCCCCGCATCCCGGAGAAGCTCCATGCAGCCCTTTACAGCGAAGTGGTCAAACAGTCCGCGGTAGAGCAACGGGACAGTAGTGCAACACAGCGGCCCCGGTTTTGAGCCCAACAGCACATGCGTTTTCCCCGGCTCCTTGGAGTAAATCAACTCATTCACTCCCAGCTCAAACGCATGGTCATGCCGAATTGCCCAACGCGAGACATTGAACAGCGCGAACTTCCGGTCCTCCATCCCGTAGGCGCGATTGATACCGCGGCCGAACCATTCGCCGAAGTGGCGCCCGGGCCCGAGCTTGAAAAGCTCCGCGGCGTTCTCCTTGCACCAGTGGGCAAACCCATAGTTGTCTGGGTCGCCCTTCTCGCCGGGCTGCTTGGGGCGAATCCAGCGAGTGCGGGAACCGACGAACATCGCGAAGGTGTCGTTGATAGCCGTCGCCTCTGGGACCGGACCGTCCAGTCCAATCTCCGAGCGGGGCACAATCGAAATCTGCGCGTTGGTGCCGTCAATCTTTTCCGTGATGATGCACTCCCGGGACAACCGGGGCATCTTCGGGAAGGGCGCGAATTCAGTTAGTGGAAGGTTCGGTGCGCTCACGAATTTTCAGTTTCATTTCTCGCGCGTCGCCGCCGAAGACTTCCTTCAACAGCGAGGGAAGTTCCGAGAGCGAGCGTTGAGGGTTGAGTTGATTTGAAAATTTGATGTTGCCGGTGCTCGGCATCCGCGGCTCCAGCCGAACGAGAATGCAACCCTGCGCGCGAGCGTGAACGAGCACGATGTTGTAGGGCGCCCCCGAGAACCAGACCTGCCCGACAGTGCGAAGCGGGTCCTCTTTGCCGTCTGGCGAGTCGAAGACATTCCGCAACACAGCGCCGGGAGTGACTTCGATAAACGCTGTCGAGGCGTCACGCTGTTCGATGCAGGTGTTCAGCGGCAGAACTTCCTTCGCATTCGGGAATGATTTCTTGATGTCGAGCCAGAGGCTTTCCTTGTCGCGCATTCCGTTTCCGGTGAGCTTGGTCTCGTTCGAGTGTTCGGTCCCATCCACTCGCCAGAAGCCGACGAGCACGGGGTAGGTAGGTGCAGTTTCAGTCATACAAATCAAGGTGTCCGGCGTTTCTTCCGTGTCAACGGATACTCTCGAACCGTCAGCCGAATCGTGAACCGGTCCAGAGCCGGGACGTTCTCCCGTATCCATAGCACGTCATCCGGGCTCGTGTCCACTGTTGAAAAGTGGAAGTAGCGCTTGTCCTGTTTGTGGATGAACGTATGGCCCCGAAGGGTGAGGAGAATGATGGCGTCGGCCAGTCTTTTCTGGCGCGCTTCGTAGAGTTGTTTGACGTCCGAACTCATTCGGTATCAAACAGTTCCAAGATGTCGCCCTCGGCCTTGCGCGCCTGCTCCCGATGGAACTCCCGCTGCTCGGCCGGCTGGTTCAGGTCCAGCCCGAGACCGGCGTGGAGCGCGTGCGCTTCGAGCGCGCGGTCAAGGGCTGCGTCCATCAGTGCTCCGAGGATGGAGTTCCGGAAAGAGAAGCACGCGCCGCGCGGACTGCGTTCATCAGTGGGGCCGGCGGGGGCGCCGGGACCACCTCTTCCGCGGGGGGTGCGGACTGTTCCTTCTCCGTCTTCCCGTAAGTTTTTCGGAAGCGGCCGTGAGCAACCTTTTCAAACCCGGTCTTGTCGTCCGGGTTGAATGGAATCGCCGCGAGATTTTCCTTGAAGGCATTCACGTCGCTTGTGCGGTCGTGGTCGCCCTTGCCGGGGCCGTGATGCAGATGGGTGTCTCGGCTGTTCATCATGGCGTCTGTTGGATGAGTTCACCTTTGTCGTCGGTGAGCGGCTTGAGCTCCGGCGATGCAATCGGCGTGAGCGGCTTCACTGGTTCGGCGCCAGTGTTGCCGGGCTCGGTAACGTCGGTCGCTGCCGTCAGCTCGTCCACCACCGCGGCCTGCTTGGCGCGTTCCTTATCCTGCTCGAAGAAAAAGAACGTGACCGATTTACAAATCAGGTCAGCGATGCCCGGGTGCAGTGCGATGGCGTAAGGCGTGCCAGTCGCGTCGTGAATGACGAACGTGCCGGCCTTGCGTGGATTCAGGGAGAACCCAAACACCATCCCGTTGGGAAAGCGTTTGAAGGAAATGTTCTGCCCCTGTTCGGGTGCGGGTTGCTCTGGCAAGGGCGCAGAGGCTTTGGGTGGTTCGATGTCGCCCGGGGACGGTTTGGTCCTCTCGGCGAATTTGATTTCTTTGATGTTGTTGTCGCTCATAAAAAGAATGGTCCGCAGTGCGCGAATGAAGTTGTCTGCATCACCAGCACCCCGTTCCAGAAAAAGCATTCGACTCCGGCGCGGGTCAGCTCCACCATCAGCGGCGCGTCAGCGGTCTTGTCCGAGTGCCTTGGGATGAGTTCACCGCAGGACACAAGGATGGCGCGCTTCAACTCAAGGTAGTCGTCGAATCCGACAACCACCAGCTTGGGGCCCACGAGCCGGCGACGAGCCTCACCTAAGAGGGCCTGATGCAGCTTGTGCCGCAGCAGGGACAGCCGGTTCTGTTCCTCATTAACTTCGCTTGCGGTTTTTTCGTTCATGCGCCAGAATCTTGGTCAGGTAATGATTGTTCCGGGTCTCCAGCTCGTCAATCCGGTGCAGAGCCGCTTCCAAATCCTTCGCCAGATTGTCACGCTCGTTAGTGAGAGAACAGTTCTCGCGTTGCAGGCTCTCGCATGTCGCCCGGGCGGTCATCAGCTTTGCCCAAGCGCGCTCGAACCGGTCGCCGAGGTAGTTCATGTTCCGCTTGAGCCGGAGGTTGTCCTTCCCCAAGTCCGAGTGGTCCCGCCAGAGGCGGATGAAATCGTTCACCAGCGCATTGATTTGACGATTGTGCGGCGTCACGACGTTACGATGATACAGCCAGCGAGCCAGCAGGCCCAGCAGGATGAAGCCGATGAGGAATAGAGACGAGTGAATCAGCAGAGTGGCGACGTTCATAGGTTTGTCCAAGATGTGGTTGTGTGGTGCGATGTCAAGACGAAGTGCCGGTGCGTTCCAACTGGATGGACAGGGGCAGCGGCCGGGGCTTCGCGACGATGGGTCCGAGTTCCACCGGAAGAACCATGAAGTCGTTGCGGAACGAATGGAGCCGGCCGGTCTCAAGGTCCACCGCGGGCAGGTAATTCTCGTTGTCGGTCCGGCAGTTGGTCAGGATGTAAAAGCCGGTGGCGTCTTCTCGCATGAAGACTTCGCCCAGCTTGACCGAAGTGATGGGGACGGTTTGAATGGCTTGTTCGAGTGTGATTTTCATTTTTTGGTCTGATGTTGTTCGAGAACTTTTCTTGCTGCGTCGTCGGCTCGGCCGAACGCAGACTTCAAACTGGCGAGAGTAAAGACCTGCTCCCCGAAGGTGTTCTGCCCGGTCTTCAGGCTCATAATCTCCCGGGCATACGCCTCACGAATTTCTCTCAGCGCCTGCTCGCCGAGATTGCGGCCCTTCAGGTCGTCAAGCTCTTCTTGTGTGAGGAGGTATTGCACGGGATTAAGGTAGCACGGCTGTCCACCGTTAGACGATTACGAGGTTCGACAAAAAGTCAATGATGATGGGGCCCGGGGCGTCGTTCAGATATGTGTGGGCGGCAGTCACCATACGGTTCACCGGGACCAGAGCCACCGAGGGCTCCGGGTCGTTATCTGAAATCCAGAGAGCTTCAATCCGAAAGATTGCCGTCGAGCGACCGCCCGTGATGCAGCGGTTGGCTTCGTCAATCTGTTTGGTGGTGACAATTCGACCGAGCAGCGTGGTCTGGATTTGAGATTTCATTTTTTCAAGGGGAGTCGAAGTCCGCGGGTATCGGTAGCAGCCGTAGAGCCCGCGCGTTGTCTGCCAAGACTTCTGACTCTCGAAGGTTAGTAGTTGTGGGGGTTTCCGCCGTTGCCGTTGTTACCACCTTTGGTGGTATTGATGGTGGTAGTAGTGTTTCCAGAACCAATCACCCCGGACCATGAGTCCGACTGAGCATTGGCGCCGGACTGCGAGGACGAGCTAGACGTGGCACCAGCCGAGCCGTAGCCCTGCCCGGAACCGCCTGCGCCGCCCGCGCCACCGGTTGCACTCGTGTCGCCGGTCTGGCTGTTCGAGCCGCTGTTGTTGTTCACGCGAGTGGAAGCAGGACGCAAGCTCACGCCATTGACAGCCGCGGCGCCAGCGCCACCGACTGCGGAAACCAATGCCGGCCCGAGACCCGCGCCATTGGCGGACGTGATGAAGTTCACTTCATTGTTCTGCACGTTGCGAGTCGCCAGTGCCGTGATGTTCGGCGTGTCGAGCCCGCGAAGGCTCACCTTGTAGAGTTCCAAGTCTCCGATGCGGCCGACTTGTTTTGTGTGAGAGCATCCGATGCAGAGAGTAACCGCCGTCATCGTGACGAGCGCCAGCAGGTTTTTGATTTTGGTCATAGAAATGTGGGGGCCCTTAGCGTCGTATCAGCGCGTCGTCAGATTTGAAGTCCTAATCGCGGTGGTCGATTGGCCGGGGCCCAGAGTGTAGTGACGCGCGAGGAGCACGAAGCCCAACACCAGCGCGATTTTCAAAAGTTTGTTCAAAGCAAAAGAATGTTGCACAGCGTCAGAAAAGTTGCCACCGTTAGACAATGTCGAAGTTGACCGGCGTGGTCACCAGCGCCACCGCTTCCTGTTCGAGCTGGTCCTTGATGTAACGAATCAGCCCGGAGATGGACGCCATCGAGTCGGGCGCCGGCACCGTCGCTCCGTCCGGCGTCACCCAGACCGCTGGCACATACACAATCAGGGTGCGTCCCTCTTCAGTGAAGAGAGTCCCCGCCGGGCTGGTCCAAGTTCCCATTGTGGGGACGATGGTGCAACCGCTGAAAAGGTTGGTTGCACGGGACCGGATGTTGGCCAACTTTGCCTCCCGGGTGGAATACGGAATGTGATTCCCGTGCCGGTTCAGCCCGATGCCGAACCCGATTTCAATTTTGAAGTGTGAGTTTCTCATGGTTCACTCGGTTGGGCGGACATAGGGATTCACCTTGCGCGGCTGGGGCAGCGCGCTCCACTTTTCGTAATGGGCGTCAGTGACCGGGTCAATGTGGTCAGTCGCCTTGTCGTCCGCGGGGCAGGAGTAGTCCGCGACCAGCTCGCCGGGACTGTTGCCCAGCACCAGATAGAGCCATCGCTTGTTGCCACTCGGGTCCGTCACGTAGAGGCGGGACTCGTCGCAGGCGATGAGGTTCTCGATGAAGGAGTCGAGCTTGCCCTCCTCGAAGTTGAACTTGTCCTCGCCGTTATCGCCCTTGCGGAGTGTGAAGCCGGCCGCGGTCAACGCAGTCAGCAGGTCTTTCACTTCGGGGGCCCAATCATTTATCATGTTATTCATACCGGAACAGTAGTCTCGGTCTGCTCGCTCGTCAATACGGTCTGTTTGCTACGTAATTCCCCGAGGGCTTTGACGTAGTCCCGCACCTTGGCCAGCGTCTCGTGCCAGTCATAGGCGATGTGGTCTCCGTAATGCGGGTCCAACTCTTCCGAATCCAGACTCGGCGGAGGAAAAACCCAGTTCTCCCCGGGCAGGCTGCATGGCGTCGCTGAGTCGAGTTGAATCCCATACTGTGCCGCCAGCCGCTTGGCTTCCTCCCGCGCCGGCCGGGCGGTGTCCTTCGGCTTCACGGGTGCTGGCGGTATGTTCACCGCGGCATTCTCGATTGGTATCACGCGCCATGCCCCTTCGACGCGGCAGCGTCGGTGTGGCGCCTTCTTGAGCCGGACCGGCTGCTCGACGTGGTTGTCCACAAAAGTATTTTTGTGGATGGTGACGTAATGGTGCGTCAGGTTCACGATGACCGGGAACGTCTGGAAGTAGGCCGAGAAATCCCGGGTGAATGCCGCCAGCGTTGGCTGCTTGCGGCGCTGCATACCGCCCTCCGGGCCCTCGAAATACAGATTCCAGATGCTCTCCAGCTTATACCCGAGCCGCTGGGCAGCGAGCCCGAGAGTGCTGGTCCGGACTCCCTTGACCGGGCGCGTTGACTTCCGAATGTCTTTGATGACCCGGACAATCTCCGACGTTGGCCGGCCAGTGACTTCCGAGA